AACTAGTTTTCCGAACGCCGATGAAACGTACTTTCGGCATACATCAAAGGAGGTACTCATATGGAGTACACAGTAATGGGAATCCGTTCTATGGAGAATCGCAGCCTCAATCGCGACGTGGTTCGCCACGACCGCTTCGAGGCTATGCAGACCGTTCGCGCGTTTCTGCGCGACGGTGTGCCGACGGTACTGGTGCTGACGTTCGGTGGCCAGCGGCTGGATTACGCGAGCACACCAGACTGGGAGTGCTTGTTCGACCCGGCCCCGCAAGCCGTTGTCGGCGGATGGTTAAGCCGATGGCTACTCGCGTTGACCGACAACGGAGGCGACGTGGTGACGTTGTTGATCGATTTAGATCGGCAAGATCACTTTCGCCAAGTAGTTGGCCTTTTGCTTATGGTCGAGGCGCGGGGACGTGACCGAGAGTCTGTGCCGTATTACTGGCACCCAGACTACGTTCGCAGCAAGCTCGACGACGGCTACCTGCAGACAATGCAAGATGCCGAAGACATTCACGGCCTCGAGTACCCGCCAGAGTTCGAGGACTGGCTGAATGAGATCTTCAAAGACTACGCCGTCTTCATTGACGGAGTAGCCACCGTCCTCAAGTAGGGTATACTGAGCTATGGCAGAGGCAACAGTAACTTTCTGCCGTTTATTTAAAGGAGGTCAGTTATGGCCAAGCAAGGAATGTGGATGGGGACCTGCCGCTCGTTTGGTGCCGGGGAGCTCCTGCTCTTCGGGTTGCCGGAAGATCCGACAATTGCCGACAAGTTGGACGTTCTCCTCGACGAGGATCCCACTCAGCAGGAGGTAATTGCATTTCTGCAGGAGTGGGGTCTGCCGTACCAGCTGGGTCGCTGGTCGGTGTTGGATCAGCAGTACGTGTTCACCCCCTACTCCCGCGTAGAGTAGGTGCAGCGGAGCTGGTAACCGTATAACCTAGCAGTGTAGTAAGAGGAGGTCTGCTATGCCCATCACACAAGAACAAATCAAGCAGCTGTATGAGGCTGCAAAAGGGCCCTGCACGGATCTGGCCGACCGCATCAAATTCGAGCTGGAGCAAAAAGCACTCCAGTTTGAAGGCGCCGAGGATTGGCGGCACAACTTGCCCGAGGTCTTGGACGTGCTCTTCAAGACTGACGGAGATGGCTCACAAGAGCGCATTGTGGAGTACTTCGGGCTCAGTGAGAACAAGTTCACACGAGACCTGCAATTCGAACTGGCGTGGGCGCACCTGATCGACCACACCACGACGGTGGTTGCCAAGGACTCCGCTGGTAATGAGCGCGAGTTCCTAGTGGTACTTGATATTCTTTTTGACGAGAACGACGCGGCTCACCGTCATCACGACGAATATTACAGAGCCACAGGCATCGCCTACTGGGGCGTTCCCAGTGAGGCAGAGCCCGGGTATGAGCTCGACGAGGTGTATCGCCTCGCGTAGTCCTTTCGGAGCAGGTAACCGATCAACCTTGCGCTATTGTAACAGGAGGTGTATTATGGAATTTGAATGGGAGTTTATATTTCATGACGCAAGTCGGTACGTCACTGAGGTGACTACTGACTTTGCAGAGCATGAAGTTTTTGACGCACACGGCGAGATTACCGAAAAAGTCGTTGACGAGGTCGCGTCCGCTGCAGCGGACGCTGCTCTACGAAATCACGGCTTCGCTATCAAGTCGTGGGTGGACTTTCGGATTAAGGTGATTGCTTAGTCAGTGCATAATCGAACGCCGATGAAACGTACTTTCGGCATGTATCTTAGGAGGTCAGTTATGACCAAGAACACCATTGCCCCGGAACTCCTGACTCGCATTGCCCGTATTCCCGGGCTGGAGTACCGCTACACCGAGGCGGATGGGCACATGCTCGTCGCCCGCACGCCTAGCGGTTTGGCAGACCGCGTCGCCATCTTCGGCAACGGTCAGCGGGCTCTGGAGGCGCTGCACATGGCGGTGCAAATTGCCGAGGGTGTGCTGGCCCACATGGGCTACGAGGACCGCGCCACTGGCCGCATTGACATGCGGCAGCAGGTCGGCGTACGCTGGCCGCTGGCCGAGGTGGAGGCCAGCGGGGCTGACCCAGCCGACTTCAAGTCGGCCTTGACCGAATACGGAAATAATTGGTTGCGGTACGAGCGGGAGGAAACTCCTCTTCGTCCGCAGGATGAAGGGCGCATCTACAGCCGCCGTATCCGTTGGAACGATGGCCTCGAAGAGACGGTGTTGTTCTGTCGCGAGCACGGTGTTCGCGATGGTGACGGTGATGTCTTCTATTATGGCCTGCCACCCGAGGAAGCTGTAATTGGCGTAGGCAGCCTCGAAGGGGGCTGGCAGATTATCGGGTACTAGGTGAAGTTTCGAACGCCGATGAAACGTACTTTCGGCAACTATGTAAAGGAGGTCTATCATGACCAAGCAGAAAATCACCCCCGGACAGATGCTGGTTGAGAAACTCGTAGCTGCCATTGAGCAGGGCCAAGCTACGGGCAAGTGGATCCGCCCGTGGCGGGCAGGCTCATCCAACAACCCAGTCACCGGGCGGTCGTACAGCGGCGGCAACGCCTTGTACCTTGCGATGTATCGGGCATTTGCGGAAGTCGAACACACCGAGTGGTATGCCACACTCAAGCAGTGGAATAGTGTGGGCGCCAAAGTGCGCTCAGGGGAGAAGGGCCTAACACTGACCGGGTATCCCAAAGCGGTGGAGAAGAAAGACGCTGACGGTAACGTCTTGTCTAGCTACACTCATTGGGGGTCGTTTACTGTGTTCAATTCCTCACAAGTCGAGGGATGGACTCCGCCGGAGTTGACCACGGTGGCAACCGAGCAGGACGTGCGGGACCGATTTCAGGCGATCATTGACCGCCACGGTATCGTGGTCAATACCGGCACGGCGGCATACTACATGCCCACCACGGACGAGCTCACTATGCCGCCAATAGCTAGCTTCCCAGTCGAGGACAACTACTGGTCAGTGCTGGCTCACGAGGCCATCCACTGGACTGGCCATCCAAGCCGGCTCGACCGGATTAAGATCGGCAGCCACACAGGCGACGCTTACGCATTTGAGGAGCTTGTAGCAGAGCTCGGCAGCGTGTTCGTGTCGGCGGAGTTTGGCGTCGTGCCGGAGTCTGACGCCAATATCTTGGCCTACTTGGGTTCGTGGCATCGGCAGATCAAGAAGGACAAAGACTGCGTCCGCAAGGCCGCAGCTGCAGCTGCCGCGGCTGCTAACTTCTTGAAGTAGGCTATACTGAATTATAGCAGATGTAACAGTAACTTTCTGCTGCTTACCTACAGGAGGTCGCTATGACCCGTGTCCACCTTGAGCTCATGTACGGTGACTACACCATTTACGTCACTGTATTGGTTGAGCACAGTGCTGACCAATTCGTGCTCAAAGAGCGCGCGCTGGAAAAGTATCTACGCGTCTCTGGGGCCGATGCTCCCGAGAAGGCGTGGGTGACGGACTACGAAGAGAACGTCTAGTTTCTGCTGAGGTAGGGCGGAGGCAACAGTAACTTTCCGCCACTTATTTAGAGGAGGTCTACTATGACCTATTTCGAAGTGACTGCCCATTGGGGCGCAATGAAGATCAGCCTCAAGGTCGAGGCTACTGGCCAAGCAGCGGCAATTCAGAAATTCGTAGACCGGTTGCCCGGTCTGGGCATTAGCTACAACGCTTTGCCCGAGCGTCTAGACGTTGTCGAGTGCGACTACCCCGAAGGCGAGTATGACACGGTCTACGTGCCTTTCGCAGTAGACGCTCTGCAGGAGCACTACGGCCTGTACCTGTGCGTTGTAGACCGCGAAAATACGGAGATCAACACCGGCCGCACGTTTACGCTCGAGGAGTGGAATCGAGCCCGCAAGTGGCTGGCCGATGACGGTGAAGGCATGAACGAGGCTGAGTTCGTGCAGTACGCACTAAAGGATTTCCCCAATGAGTAACGAAGAACACGGGCCACGTGGTACAACGTACCGGGTGGTTACTTACAGCCGACCAGACATGCCGACTAGCACGCAGTACTCCTTGGAGGCTGCGTGCGAAGTTGTGCTGAATAAGGTCTTGCCTGTACCCGTCTCGTCGTTCACTATTGCAGTGGTACACGACGACTGGAAGCCGTACCAGTTGGGCAAGCACCGTCCGACATGGATTGCCCGCCTTGACTACGAAGCAGCTGGGCAGCAAGGCAGCTTGACTGTCGACGTTAGCGAAGGCATAGAACGGCTATGGCTGTACTTGCTGGAGAAAGACCGAGAGTACCTTCACCTGTACAGGTAGACAATCGAGCGCAAGGGTAACGTACTTCTTGCAACAACAGCGCTAGGAGGGCGCATGCCGAATTACTTCACGTATGTCCTCACCATGTTCTACATGCGTGCAGGCTGGCACGAGGGCAACTACTACTCTAGCTGGAGTAGCGGCTGCCTTCAGCTGCTACGTGTACGGGCGACGCGGTACCCGTATGCGGTGATTTACCATCGACCGCTTGATCACCCACGCCTTGCTCTCGAGGCGTGGCGTGACGGTCGGCGCATCTGGCAGGATCGGCTGTACTATGTGACGCTGCAGCGTCACACTGCGTACCTGCAGACGCTGGCCGACAAAGACAAGTATCCGTGGCATCCTGACGCAATCAGCGACCGGCTGCCAGATGGTTACACTGAGTAAGTCCGCACGAGCACCAAGGCAACGTACTTTTGGTAATTATACACAGGAGGTCAGCTATGACCAAGAACCGCAACAGCGCCGGACGCGCACCGATCAAGTTTGTGGAGAACACCGGCAACACTAAGCTGGTAGGCACAAAGCCCGTTCAGTACACGGCGGCTACTACGTACAGCTGGGTAGGCCCTACCTGCCCGACCAGCTGCTGGTTCCACCCCGAGTCGGTTCATCGGTCTCGCTGGCCGGAGGGGTTCAGGGCCTGCTATGCCACAAAAGGACACACGGCATTTCAAACAAATGCCAATGTGTTTGCAGAGTCAGAGTACGACGCGAGTGGGTTAGCAGTGGTACGGGCTCGCATCGAAGGAATGATTCTCAAGCACCGTGCGCAAGACATAGTAGTCGACGTGTTTCGCTGGCACACCGGCGGTGACATTCTCGTGCCAAACGAAGACCGCGTGTGGGACGCGCACGTAGACTTAATCCTCTGGGCCGCCGAAGAATGCCGCATCAACGGTATCCCGTTTATCGGATATACTGCCGCGTGGCGGTATCCCGGTGCTGAGCGGCTTAAGGACGTGTTCCTCGCCTCCGTGCAGGACGAAGAGTCCGCCGTTGAGGCTTTGAACGCTGGCTGGACAGTTGCATACGGCGTTCTTAAAGAGGACGCCGAGGCCGCTGTTGAGTGGTTGCGCGTGCGCGGACACAAAGCGACCATGTGCCCAGAGTTGGCGGGCAAGGTTAAGTCATGCGCTGAATGTGGCTTGTGTGCTGCGCTCGATACTGAGCGTATGCACCAGCACAAATTGGCTCGGTACATGCTCTACCGCCGCAAGAGCAAGTCAGTTGCGCCCGAAGTTATGATTGTGTTCCCGATTCATAACTAGTTCACTCGGAGTAGGTAACCGATCAACCTTACACGTTTACTAAGGAGACAACCACTATGGACAAGCAGCAATTTATCGACATCTACCTGCCCGCTTTTGTCACGTACTGTGAGGAATGGGCAGACTTCGAGCAGGAGGACACGGAGCCCGCAGAGGAGTTCGCAAAGACGATTGTCGAGCACGCCGCTAACGACGAGGCGTTGCGTCTTGCGTGCGAGGTTGCCGCGGACACTCTTCGCAGACGTGGCAATGAGGAGTACCACGCGGTGGCTTTGCTACAGGTAATGCACCCGCTGCGCAGCACGTACTTCAAGTTGGTGCACAAGCCGAACATCGATTGCGACACGGTGGAGAAGCATCGACTTATTGGCCGCTTGTTCAAAGCAGGCATGGAACTGTGGCTCGCCAACTACAGCGAGGATACCGTCCCGTGGTACTTCACCACCGTCACTGCAGAAGAGGTCGATTTCTACGACATCCCAGTCATGGGGCCGTACGGGATTGATGACCTTGCCAAGGGCATTCCGGCCAAGGCAGTACAAGTCTTGAAAGAGATGGTGGCTGACGGCGTGCGTTTGTACGGCGGTGACCGCCGCTCAGGCGTGTGCTGGTACGAGCTGCAAGAGCTTGTAGAGCACGGCAACTTGATCAAGGAGCTCAAAGACGGCATCGAAGGCTTAATCTACGACCTGACGCAAGTCACAGAGGCCGAGAGTCCAGCCCGGGAGCTGGCCGATATGCTGGATTGGTGGCACACGTTGTTTGTGTACGACAATCCACACTTCGACAGCTACGCTCAGTAGTCCCTAACCGCTAACCCTACAGTTGGGCCACGTGCTCAGCTGTAGGGTTTTTTTATTTGCGCGCTCGCTTGATTGCCCTCATTACGCGCAATCAAATGTTGCTTTGAGCCCTCATTATTTTGATGAGTTGGCCTCTACGCCCTCGTCGACCGCTGGGTAACCCTTTACAATAGGCCAGCATATTATGGCATAGAGATGCGGTGGGGAGGGGGTCCGGGGGAACCAAGCGTTAATTGTGAAAATTCGCGCGAATGGTCGACATAAATTGGCCAAAGCAACATTATTACCTCAAATGTTGCATTCATCATCATCCCTTTTCGCGCGGTTTGCACCCCGATCGAGGCCATTTTTGCGGGGGCGTAGAACGTTATGTCAACTATCGAGGGGGTTTGGCCACAAAACAGGGCTATACCGTGAAGTTTTTGCAAGTTTGAGGATCTCTGCGACGCTATCATATGCTCATCCTTCGCTCTATGGCCATACGTTATGGTAAGTACGATATGTTTAGCAGTGGCGAGGGAGTAAAGAGAAGGGGAGAGCCCGGGTGAGTGGCCCTCCCTTCTGCGCTTCCCTTTTCTCTGCTTACTCCACCGTTGAAACGATCCGATAGAGATTTCCCTGTTCGATAGCCCATTGTACATGAATGGAATATCCATCGACACCGTTGCGATGAAGTTCGTTCAAGGCTTCTACTGCGATGTCTGCAAAGTAGCTGCCAGTGTCCGTCAGGAAGTCGTCATCTTCGATACCGAGTGAGTATCCATCTGGAAGAAGGGGAAGCAAGGCGAGCATCATCTGCTTAATCCATGCCTCTCGAGGAAGATCGGCCCCAAATACAATGAGAGTTTTCATAGTACTATTCCACGAGTTCGTTTGGCTCTACGTAGGGAAGTGCGCGCATCTCTGTGATGGTTTGTGTGAGATAGGCATAGTCAAGTGATTGCGCGATAATGTTTGCGCTGACTTTACTGTGTGCGGCAATAGACTCTACGACGTCAAGAATCTCTTCAATCTCGGCGACATCTACTCGTTGTATCGCTGCTTGTGTAAGAACATCAAGTGCGTCCTTTACCATGTCTCGAAACTGAAACACAGTAAGTTGAGAGGTCTGAAGCTCACTCATCTTTTCCTCCAAAGATACGACGAAGAATGGCCGCTGGAAGAATGACGATAGTGATCATTACGATTGCAAAGATCCAAGCGATACCAAGAGTGGTATCAACGACGCGTTCGACAAGACGTTCTGCTTGCCAGCGGAGAAGAATCCAATTCATTGGCCAAACCTCCATGAGTTCATCTCCCGCGTCTTTGGTGTCTTCGGCGGTGCAGGCTTGTCGATAAATACGGCAAAGGCATCTAGACAAGTGTAGAAGTCTACCTCATCCGTTGGGATGGTGTACTTGTCATCATCTTCTGATTCTCCTTCAGAAAGGAGGACGTCGTTCAGAACAACAGTACCGACAAACTCTGATGTTCCTTTTTCTGGTCCTTCTTCTCCAATACGGACAAAGCGAACAACATGAGAAATCAGATCCGCGGTTTCTTCCGCGATTACTTCTAGATACACGTACTGGCCATACTGTTTGACGCCGCGAAACTCTGCGCCTTCAGGGATACTGACGACGGTGAAGTTTGCATTCAGTTCTGTATGGTTTACCAGCGGGATTACTCTGTATGTGAGCATGACGGTCTCCTATGGTCGCTTCCGCGAGTCTATATACTGATTAAGGTCGTTGATCCATCCTTGGATATTCGGGTCTTTAGAAGGTATGCCCCGCAAGCTTTCTCCCATACCAATACGGATAAGATACAGGACATCCCAGATCTTTAACCAAACAATGTCCGCGATCTTTTGTTCGTTAATTGCCGGTGCAGCAGTCGGTGCCCGCTTCTCTAGCGCAGCGATACGCTCGGCTAGCTTGTCTGCACGGGTCGTTGCTGCTTCTGCAGCACGCTGTGCGCGGGAGGCTGCTTCGATTGCTTGCGCTAGCTGTTGAGTAAGCTGGGCTACTTGTGCGCGATCAATGTTTACGATAGTACCAGTAACTTCAGCATCTGGCGGAATATACCCCGCGACTTTATCAAAGCCGACTTTTCCAGCGAGGTCGACCCACGCACAGATCAGCTCGCCGTTCATTACGTGTAAAGCAAGGTGTGCTCCCGGGGCAGTGTAAACATTCTCTGCTGGTTGTCCCTCTACGAGTCGCCATACGCGACCACGCCATGGCTGCTTCTTGGCCATGTCTCCGACACTTGTTGTGTATATCGCCCCGTCCTTACTAAGGACGTACTGCGGGCTATGTCCGTACGTACCGAACGGTACTCCAAGTCTAGGCATGCGTTTTCTCCTGTAATACAACGGCTGCTGCGGCATCCAACATAAGCCGACCTACGCCGTTAAGTGCTTGAGCTGCAGCCATTTGCAGCAAAGTGACATCTACGGTACCGTCTTCTCGTTGAGCAGGAACTGACAACACAGCGACTAACACGTCACTGCGTGGCCCAACATACATATTCCATTGATTAGGGCTGCCTTCTGGCTCTACGAGCACTCTAAGGCCACTCTCCGCAACGTATTCCCATTGCAACGTTGCTTTACTTATCGAGCTCATCGTCGCCTCCTTTGCCGCACTACTGGCGGCCGATATATTATACCACACCCATGGCGCCAGCAGCGAGATTCGAACTCACGACATACTGCTTAGAAGGCAGTTATTCTATCCACTGAATTATGCTGGCCAGTAATCAGACATACCAAAAAGGGAGGAGGTTTTTACCCCCTCCCTCCTTGTTTTAGTTAGTCGCCCTTGTTTTCTTCTTCTTCGCGTTTACGCTCTTCTACTTTACGCTCTTCTACGTACTCCTCTAGCGAGTCCACCGTCATCGTTTGTAGCACCATGTGGGACATTGCCGAAGAGCAGTCAGGACAAAAGCTTACTGGCAAGATCCCCGCCCAGCCCAAGTACCCCCAGTCATCGTCGCTGTAAGCGGCAGAGCATAGTACGCAAGGTTTTCCATAGGGATGAAGCGGGTCATCAATAAGCGATTGAAGCAGGCTTTTATCCTCCCCTGTGTGTGCGTGCATTCCTTCAGGCATGTTTTCCATAGAGTTCTCCATTATTTACCCCACTTTCCGCGGCGGTAAATGAGCATGATAATCGCGTAGCTGGCCAAATCCATAAGCGTGTCGTCAATAGACTCATTCTTTGGAATTGACCCCGGGTTAATTCGACCTTTTGTCACGTCAAAGCCCAGCAAGTTGAGAAGACGTGCCATTTTATCCCACAGGCGTACTACAATTCCAACCTCACCCATTCCACCAATCGCTGACGGGCCATAGTCGGCCGTCTTTGCCGCAAACAGAGTAATGAGCTGACGAGTGATCGCCTCATATTCTGCTTGTTGTTCTGATTGGTATGCCGTTGCTTTCTCCATTTTTACTTACCCTCCTCCTTGGTCTCCATAATCTCGGTAATCACCGGAAAGTAAGGGCGCAATGCTTCAAGCACTGCTACAGCTACCTGCTGGTGCTCCTTCTGCGTGCCATTTCCATTACGCGTGCCGTAGTAGTGAATCCAGCTACGGATTGACCCTTTCATATACATACGGGACATAGTGAGACCCTCTGGCAATAACTTGCGCGCGACTTCTTTTGCAATGCCTCGACTGAGTGCGTCTACGTAGGTAGACTCTGCGAGAGCAAGCACTGCATCCTGTGCTTTGGCCCAAAAATCGTGAAGCTCTGGGTCAGTAACCTCGATGCTGCTCTGTCGGTTCTTCTTGTCTTGCAAGCGCGCCTCTGAACGAGCAAAACCTAGCGACAGAACACTTGCGTATCGTTGACTAAACTCCTGAAAAACAAACGATCTGTGACGCAAAATTTGACGAGAGATGTCTCGGGTCGTATGTATTTCTACGATCACATCTACCATGTCAAATGGTGACCAGTGGCCTTCACGCAACAATCGCCGTAAAAGACGTTCAGAAGTCTCAACGTTTGCCTGATTCTCTGGGTTAGACACTCGACCCATGTACACAATGAACTCTTCCGGCGTCATTGCCGGAAGGTCATCTCCGATTGGTTGGGTCATACCGCGAATTTGTACCTGCATAGCTACTCCATTGTAAAGTCTACTTGACCGTAATGATTCCGTTGCAAAATCTCGCGGGTTTCTCGCAGCGATTGCTCTACCTCGCGGTACGTAGGATGCGGCTCATCATACTCTGGCGTGATCTCCGTCTCTTCCGCATTACACGTGCACTCTAGCTCGTCTGGACAGCTCACTAGCTTCCTCCTCGCAAATACGTCAGGTAGTCAGCTGCTACCTTCAAGTCTGAATTATACCACACTTTTCCGTCTGGTAGAAAGATAATAGCCCCACAACCGTTTGTCATTGTTTCGGCGAAGCCTACTTCTTTTGAAAAAGGGTCGATACGCTTATATGCCCCAGTAAGGACGGCCAGTCGTTCTCGACGGTGGCGAAAGAACGGTCGAATAAGCGTACCGATGTGCGTGTGCCCGCCCACGCCGATGTCGAACTGATCGGACATGCGATCGTACCCTACTTCAATTCCGTGAGTAGGATTAAATATGCTTGACCATTTCCACTGGTGGCGAACCAGCACATCCCAGCTACCATCACCACAAGTAAGATTGACGCGCACTTCGTAAGGATCGTACAGTACTTGCGTTTCTCCAAGCAGTGTAGGTAGAATATCTAACCCGGCCATCTTCTTGGTCCAGTTGTCATGATTACCAGACACGACGAGTAGTAGCTTTTCGTGAATTAGCTCAACCCATCGACGAAACATCGCAACCTCCTCCGAGTGGTTGACAGCCTGCCCTCGTTGAATCGCTTGCAGTTTCCCGACTACCCAGTTGTCTATACCGTCGCCGTGAAATGCGGCATACATGCCCGGAGTGTTTACAATAGTTTGCGTGTCTTCCCAGATCGCGGCGTAGTCAGTGCCACTACTCCCCAGATGCAAATCAGACAGCCATGCAACGGCTGTCGGTTTGTTGCCGAGATCGATCTGCTGGCGAGTCTTTTCAACGTGAGTTTGTCGAGTAATCTCAAACTTCTTAGCCGCGGCTGTCCACAGCGAGTCCGCGTAGTCGGCAGAGTAAGTGCTCGCAGTGACACCGCGGATAGTCGGACCTTCGACAGCCTGCAAACCCCGCAAAGCTGCCTCCGCGTCCTCTCGGGTAGCAAACCGCCCTTTGTGCTCGTAGCGTTTATTGACTGGATCCCACACACGAACTCCATATCGTCCGTTACTATAGTACAGACCCTTCACCGGTCACCTCCTGCCAACAAGCCTTAAAGAACTTGGCCACTTCTTTCCGCCGCTCTTCTTCAGTCCACACAGAGACGTGGCTCACAAAAAATACCGCATCTTGATTGTACCATTGATTACCAAGTACCGATACTAGCTGATTTGGATGATCGTACTCAACACGCAGTCCGTACCGAGAAAGCAATTCATACATTTAGTCCTCCCCTTCAACAGGCGTAAGAATTTCTACAAAAGTGCTGTAGTACGCTTTGAAGATTGATAGTGCGACCGGCTGCAGTTGCGGGGGTACTTTCTGTATTACGCTTTGATCCTGCACCTGCAGCCGTCGCCCCAGTAGCTCAAACGAGAATCGCAATGAACTTTTTACCACATCTACGTGGACTTGATGGATCATTGCGATCTCGGCTAATGTGTATCCTGCACACCACTGATTTAAAAACAAAAGACCCTTTGCGTGATGATCAACGATAAACCGCGCATTTCGCTCAATTTCGCAACGTATAGCGATGGCAAAATCGTGATCGAGTCGCTCATGGCCAAAGTCGCGTAAGAGTTCCCGCATCAATAACCGTATCTCCATACTTTGTTGGCCAGCACAAGTCCTTGTGTGCGCACACCGTATCGCAGAAGTATCCGCGTGTAATCTTCTCGAATTCGGTGTCGTTTAAAATCTGAGCCAGCTCCTCCTCTAAGTGAGATAGTTTGGTCTCGAAGTCGTCGAGAACGCGAGCCTCCACCAGTTCCTGCGTCCGTAAGTGATGCCAGTATACTTTCTTCGGCAGTTCTCCAGTAGTTAAGCGGTATGCCCAGCAGTAGATAATCAACTGCGGGTTATGTGCGAGCTCTGCTGCACTAGGTTTTTTAGCACCACTTTTATGGTCGATAATGTATCCTTCAGCAGTAATCATGTCGATAAATCCCCGCATTTGTACAAGCGGGTGTTTATCTGGAAATGCGTAGCTAAACCCAACTTCGATCTGTACCGGATTGAACGCCCACCACGGTAGTTTCGTCAGGATGTCCTGACCCAATGCTGCAGCTTTGCTAACAAGGTTTTGGCCAACAAGAGCAGAGCGGTCCATCGCCTCGCCGATGCCCTGATTAAACTGTGTCGAGAAGACACCAGCTGCACTCTTCTCGTACTTGTAATGCTGCTCAATGGCCGCGTGTAAAGCGCTGCCCATTACAGTGTACGCATGTGTGTTGCTCGGCAAGTTATCAATGTACTGATGTCTGTATAAGCGTGGACACTTGCGGTACAGATTAAACCGAGAAGCACTAAACGGTGGTAATTCGGTCACGTGTTTTCTCCTAACGGTGCTTCATAACGAAGCTTTATTGTATAAGCGGCAGATGCAAACATAGACTTCTGAAACTCGAGCGCCTTGACGTATGCCTCAAGGCTAGCCAACTCTACTTTAAGTTCGGTAAGCTCATCTAGCAGCTTGGAGCTGAGCTCGATCTTGCGTGCACGAGCTGCGTTACTTCGCGGCTTGTCTTCTTCAAGGGCTACTTGCTCAGAGATGCGCTCGAGCTCGCGTTCTTTCTGAAGTACGAGACCGCGGAATCGGCCCAACGCTGCGTACGCGCGAGTCATGTCATAGTAATCCGGCGCGTTCTTTACCCACTCGTCAAGAGTGTCACTCATTGCTGACCTCCAATAACTTTCGACCGAATGTCGGCCAAATCAAACAACTCGGCTGCAGCACTCAAACCTTGTGCCTTTGTTCCATTATACTCATACCAAGATCCTGCTTTTTTGATAATCCCCGCCTCAAGAGCGAGAGAAAGCAGGTCAAGGTCAGCCGCCAAGCCTTTGCCCTGTCGCATCATGTACTCGGTGCGGTTTCCCGTCACTCCCTGTTTTGACTTGGTTACCGTAGCCTGCACAGTGGTGAGCTGGTCTTCTGTCTTAAGACGTACCAACTCAATGATTATCCCCGAGCTATATCGAAGACTGTACGGGCCGTACGGCTTCTTCATAGTCCGAGCCATCGGCGAGATGTTCGCGCGGTACTGATTGACAAAGATGAACAGGGCTTGCGCGGTGTCTACTAGCCCTACCAACCGACGCAACCAGCGACTCAGCAGGCCCGCACTGCCCGCCATGCGTTCTGGGTCTGAGATCTCCTTGTCAAATTCGTCCTTGGTTACCATAGCTGGAACCGAGTCGAACACTACAATCTGTAGACCCTGCCGCAGCAGCCCCTCAATTTGAGGAAGTGCCTGCTCTACAATCGAAGGTTTGTAGACTACGAGTTTTGATGTATCCACCCCGATCGCTGCTGCATACGCGGGATCAAACGTGCGCTCCAAGTCGACAAACAAGGCGTTTACTTGGCGCGTGCTCTTGCCTACGGTCACTTCAATAGTAGCTGCCGTAGGCTGAGCCTGTGCAATAAAGTCCAGCGCCAGCGTGGTCTTACCGTGGCCGGGATCTGCTAGCAACTGCACAAGCAGACCGCCGCGAATGCCCCCACCAAGAGCCTGATTGAGTGACTCTACACTTGAGCGGTAGTACGTATAGTCTACCGGAGCATCCCCAAAACCCATACCCGAAGAATCAAATTTCACTTGTCATACCTCATACTAATTGCGGGATCGACAATTACGCTGTTTCCTAGTTTTGGAAGTACCTCCCGCGCGGCTTCTTCCATTGCCTCCTTTAGTATAACACGAGCTTCAGGAGCATACAACTCTGTAGACTCTACAATAATCTCGTCGTGCACGGTCGATACAATAACCGCCCGTTTACGCTCTAATCGATCGAACGTCTTCACAAGCGCAAGCTTGACCATCGTTGCAGACAACGCTTGAATGGGGAAATTGCTGCCCTCGCGCTCTGCCGCCGCACGCACCCACTGGCGAAAGAATTGACTCGTATCCCACCAACGCCGCCGACCATAACTGTCCGCAACAAACCCGCGAACAATTACCGAGCGCGAGCTCTGTTCAAGCCATTGGGTGGCTTGAGGAAACAAACGATGCCAGTCCTTGATAATTGCCTCAGCCTTGGGAGCGGCAATCTTTACCCCCAGCGGACCGAGCTGAATAGTCATCTGCTTGGCCAAACTCTCCGCGCCGACTGAGTACGCAATCGAGTAGTTGACCATCTTGGCGACGTCGCGCCAAATCTTAAACGGGTGGCTCTTCTTGTTCTCGTTTGTAATATCCTTTACACCAAGGACATGTTTTGCCACGTACGTGTGTAAATCCTCTAAGTTAGTGATAAGCCCCTCGTCTCCACTCGCATCTGCGATGATCACCAGCTCAATAGTCGAGTAGTCAGCGATAATCAACCGGCGATTTTCTTTGGCCACTTGAAACGCGTGACGAATAGAGTCGTTGATGTTTAGACTCTTCATCTTCTGATCGGAGGGGATGTTCTGCAGGTTCGGTGCAGAGCTGCTAAAGCGCCCAGTGGCAGCCCCGATTTGTTTGAACGTGCAGTGCACCCGCTTTGTTACCGGATTTTGCATCTGCTGCAGCCCGACGACGTATGTAGAATGGAGTTTTTTCGCCCCCACGAGGTACGCGTATAAGCGCAGCATTTGATTCTCGTAGCGGCCAAACGCGTCTACAGACTCAAGAAGATCCCCATCGTTTACCAAGTCCTCCAGTCGATAGTCCGGAGCAGTCTTGCGGTTCCTAAAATCCCACTCAGTCAAGCTCCGCGCGCTAAGACTGTCGGTATCTATGCCCAACGCGTTAAAGACACGAAGCATTTGCTTCGTTGAAGACGTGTTAATGACCTGCACTCCCTCACGACTTACAAGCACGCACTCAGCAAGCCCTGACTGCAGCACCATGTCCTGAAGAGCCCGATCAGCGCGCTCAATGACATCTTGAAGTACTGGCTCCAACTGGGCCAAATGCGCGGCGTTCAAGGGCATACCGTAGTACTCCATCATGGCAACTACGGGCACTAAGCGCATCTCCAGCGAGTATACTTTTAACAGTTCATTCTCTGTAAGAAGCTGCAAGTGTAAAGGGTATAGACGACGAAGATACACTACGTCAGCGGCCGCGTAGTCTATCTGAGCCTGCGTTAGCGAAGTAAACCCATCAGTAAACCCATCACGTACTGTCTTATCTACGTCCTCATCAAATCGACGCTTTACAGTCGCCTGTAAGCTGACTCGCTCATTGAGTCCCGCAGTCAGTAAACTCTCAGTAACCATCGTGTCATGGACGTTCTGCAGCAGATACCGCCCAAAGTGAAACAACACCTTAAGGTCGAATGTTGCGTTGTGCAAAACCTTGACGGTACGTTGTTGCGTCAGCAATTCTTCAAATTCCTGCAAAGAGTCTAAAGGCAGCTTAGTGTAGTCGTAGACGTACACTTCCTGTTCGTCGGCGATCTGCAAAAGCAGCAAACGCATTGAGTAGGGGTCTAGGCCTGTAGTCTCGGTATCGATGTACAGTACCGCAGCGCGAGACAACTCCTGCACAGATTGAGTAAGCTCAGCAACATCAGAAATCAGTTTCATGTAGCACCTGCATCGTTATACGAGTACCATCTACAAACACCAACGCCAACCCGTCGGCTACACCGACAATAGTAAAATCTTCCCGAACTACGCAAAGCGGACAGTGGTCTTCGTACTCAAAAGCAATCACAGGCGGCGTGTACGCCTTTCCTGTATCCGCAGTCCGTTTCTTGGGCGGATACGGAAGCGCAGTCACTGACTGCGCCCGTACATCTACCAACTTGGCGGCAAAGCGGTACAGGTCTTTTACGTTAACCCGCACTTTCTGCCCTACGAGACCCGCATACGGGGCCTTATCCACCTTCACCATCGATTATCTCCTTAAACGCAGCTAACGTCAGGACATAGTATACCACAAAATCAATCACTAGCACCATTGGGTACTGAAGTGCTTTTGTCATGATGGTTCGATACAGCGGCACAGTCTTGATGGGCTTATTAAGCACAAAACGCGCCTCAGTCTTAAGAGCGTCTAGAGAACACACTTTGGCCAAATCAATTCCGCGAATAATCACAAAATCAGGAGTGTGATTATGGTAGTGGATAACGAGCACGCCAAATAAGGCACGCATCTGCTCGGCCTCTTGTTGAATTTTCTTCAGCCATAGCTTACTGATCTTGATGCAGGGCTGCCCCATTGCAAATTGCTCAGTAAGCTTACATTCTACTAAATAGCGTCCGGGACGTGTCGTAAACGGTACAACTACATCACCTTTAGACGCACCAGCCCCTGAAAGAGGCGTTCGATCCCCTGCTAAATACTTCGCTACTCTACGCTCCATCGCCTTTGACCGTTGCTTATTCAACCGGTTGCGCTCTCGCTTCTCTTCTTTGAGACGCTCAAGCGCAGCTGGTGACGTAATCGGTTTACTGACTGGAGGTGAACTTTTGCGTTGGGCCATGAAAAATCACCGTACTTACGGCAAGTTTGCCGTTCCTATTCTTATGAAATCGTAAGTTAATCGCGCGATTGCCATTTGTGTCTGGAAACTCGTCGATAGGCGACATCTCGATAACAGTGTCAGCCACCTGAGATACTTCGCCCGAGTCACGCACGGCGTCAAGTCCTTCTCCACCCTTGTTCATCTGCGAGAGGAGTACGACTGCCAAGTTGTGTTCCTTGGCAATCTCCTTAAGATGAACTGCAACTTCCCCCAAATCCTGATTACGGTTGCCGTTAGCGTGGTGCCTCACAATCTGGAGATAGTCCAGAAACACCACACGACACCCTTGCCGAGCAGCCGCGGCAATCTCCCGCCGGATAGTGTCCAGCGTCACCGTTGGGTCGTCAATGACAAACATCGGCAACGTCTGCAAGTAGATCACTACCTCTTCAATTCGTGCCGCAGCGGCGCGGTCTACCCGACCGAATTGAATAGCCGTAGCGTCCAGCGACAATAGGTATGCTACCCAGCGAGAAATTAGCTGCTCCTTCGACATCTCCAACGAGAAGAACAAACTGCGCGTCTGGTACTGCCGCGCCATTTCTAGCATAGACTGCCCAACCAAGGCAGTCTTGCCGGTGCCCGGCTTGGCCATGACGATGTTCAACGTCTTAGGCAGCCACTCACCGCCCAACAGCGAGTCAAGAAACCGAATGCCTGTACGCGTAAAAGAGTACGTACCGTCCAACTTCCGCCCAAGGTCGCCCAGCATGCGCTGAGCTCCGGGAATGAGCGTCGAGTCGTGCGTAGGAGAAACGGGGTCAAACGCCAAAACCTTCTCCACACGCCGCTCATCAGGCTCGTACTTCGTAGCCTCTGCGGCGAGTACGGTCGCTGCGTTGTGCAGCTGGCGCCGACGCGCTATACGTGCAAGCTCCTCCAGCAGGGCTCGCGATGAAGCAGTAGCAGGCACAAGCAGTTCTGGAGGAATCTGACCCGCGAATGCGATGTGCAGAACCTCAAAACTTAGCTCACCGTAACGAACATAGGCTTCCTTTAAGGCCACAAAGTAGTGCTGCCGCTCCTCCGTAAACACAGCAGAGCTTACATTGTGCATAAGTTCTGGATTCTGGATAAACGAGGTAAGCAATCGCCACTCAGCTGCTTGATCTTGGTACATAGCCGTGTCTCCTCATCAACACTGCCCAATTAGTATAGGGCAGCGAATAACCTAAAAGCGACATAAACATCTTCGGACCCTTAGTCAGGATATAGGTGTCCACATCCATTTTACTCCCAGAAAGCGGTAAAAACAAGATGTTGCACTCTCCAAGGCGCTGGGCTAGCGTGTCAACAGCGGCGTACACATTCTCCGCAACTGCACGATCAGCCTGCGAATCAAACATAATCACACGTGTCTGCTGCTGGTACAAACTACGCAATCGCCAGCGCCAAGTGTTGATTCCCGGAAGAGCTACAGCAGAAACGCCGATTTGCTGGCACACTAGCGCCTTTATCTCCCCCTCAGTAATCACCACAGTCGCTCCAGTCGGTGGCCGCTGTCCCTGAGGCACATAGGGCCATTCATCTGCTCCACGAAACGCCGCCCGTCCGTAGGGACCCTTATATCGTACTTCTGCCTCAGGATCGAGTGACCGCCCCCGTAAGTCGGTCACCTCGCCATCTGGGCTTATATAAGGGAAAATAATACGGCTCGCCAGCACAGAGCTTCCCCCGTTAGTTGCAATACCTGCATCGCGAGCAATGCTGTCTGTGTACAGCGGATGCGGCCCCGCGGGGCAGTACCCAATCTGATTCGCGTCAATAATACGGTCGGTAATCCCTCGCGTATGTAAGTATGCGCGAGCTTCTGGAGTAAGGCAGGCGTGGTAGTAGGCCGCGCACTGTCGATAATACTGTCGAATACCCGCCAGATTTTCTGACACCTTTAGGAGCTGGCCTACTGACTCATTACGAGCCCCTTTGGTGTAGCCGCAATTAAAACAATGCTCTACCCCGTTATCAGGGGTAACATACAAGTTGTGTCCGTCACACTCTGGACACGTCGCTTTGTATCCTCTTGCCATGAATGCTCCTAAAAAAAAAAAAAGAAAGCAGCGGCAGGAAACTTCCTGCCGCTGCTTCGCGGACTTAGAACAGCTCGTCAGCGACTTCCGCCTTAGCGGGCGAGGCTTGGGGTGCCTCCAGTGCTTGCATGTTCGGAGCTAGTGGAATACGGTAATCCTTGACCACCGTATCGTACTCCTCACCGGCGAGCAAAGCCTTAACCGCTTGAACAGGCCACGGCTTGCAGTATGCAAACAAGTCGTATACCCGTGCGTACGCTTCGGGGTCCAACACCGTGCGATCAGCTGCGTGTACAGTGATAGTACGCTTCGTCAAGAGACCCTGACCAACAGTGCGGATTTGAAGGTCGACTGTAGACAACGGGATCAAAGCACCCGTCTCTTCGTCAAACGTCGTCCGCGACAAGTCGTCGAGATCGTTAAACAAGCCACGGCCACCACGCTGGCTAACTGAACCCTTGAGCACGACCACTTCGTTGCGACGAGTAGGGCGCTCGGCAATCTCCTTGCCCTCTACGACGTACTGGTTCATCGAGTTAGGGTAAATAACCCCGTTTTCCCGGCGCACTACCAGCGTTTTGTCGTACACGTTAATGAAAGCTTGCAGCTTCACACCTTCAGCAATTTGAGGGGGAAGAAGACTGCGCGTCTGTTCGTCAACAAAAACAGGACGACGAATTTCCTTGTCATTGCGCTTGAAGGTCATCCACGCCTCCAGCACCACAGGACCCATCAACGGGAGCTGTGGATTTGCGGGATCAGGCAACAGACGAATGCGGCGGCTGCCCTCGCGCAAGTCCAGAAACGGCAGCGAGTTGTTCGTAGTAGCAGGCATTCCTTTGAGGTTCGCGGCTTGCTTCAGCATCTCATCAAACATCGGGTTTACTCCTTCGAGGCGATCTCTCTCGCCATTGCATTGAGTCCGTCCATTACTATTCTTCGGACTACGGGATTGACTATACCATGATCTTCAAGCCGTGTCAAGATACGTTTGATATATTTTTGAGCGACATTACTCGGAGATACCATCGACAATCTCCATAAACTGATTAGCGATATTCTTCCAGTTAAACTTGTCTTTGCGCATGTGCAAATAGCCAAGGTTTCCAAGGTGAGTCCGCCGGTTGCGATCGGTGTATAAACGATGCAAAGCAGCAATAGCGCTTTCCATCTCAGTAATGTGGTGCACCGTGTTCAAGCCACGGTCAGTCAAGAACGGAACTGGGTATACTTCTGCATACTCGCAGTTATCCTCTGGCCACTCCGCAAGGGCCGAGTGACGTGGAATAATCACGGGTAGACCTGCGGCCATCGCTTCCGCGACCGGCAAACACCACCCTTCAGCCATCGTCGTAGTGAAGAAAACGTCAGCAGCATTATAAATCCAGTTGATCTGCTCAGCGGGTAATCCCTTATCTGGGCGGATGTGTGGAGAACTAATCGCCAAGCGGTCAGCAATGCCTAAGTACTCCGCCCACTGAATAATGTCAATACCAAAATCATGGAGCGACCCATGATAATAGAATTTAACACTTTTCGGCAGGTTGTACCGCTTCACCCATTCGGCAAAGTAATACATGGTCATGTCAATTCTCTTGCGTGGCTGGTTTCGTTGAAGACAAAGTACGCAATACACGTCTTCGTCCATCTTCATCTTTTTCCGTACTTCCTCGCGAGATACTGGGCGAAACGTCTCAGTGTCTACCCCATGAGGGACAATGTACAACTTCTTAATAATATCGGCCGTCTTTAAAATCTGTTCGAGACCGAACTGTGTATACGTAACCACTGCATCATACTTAGAGAGCCCTTCAACAAATTCCTTCTTAACGTTTTCTGCGTCTACTGGCGTATACGCAACAAACTTTGAAGAGACCTTGTCGCGAATTTGCTCAAACTGCTCGGCGTATTGCATGCAAATCCACGGGTCGTTAAGCACAAAAACAACGTCAGGCTGGATGCGCGTAATAAGTTCGTTTAGTCGAGAAAAACCCCAGATGTCCCCTGCCGCAGCAGCCGGATACACTTTTAGTCCTTCGCAAAGCGGATCGTAATCCCCATGATAATTAACTCCCAAGACGTGAACCTCGTACTTCTCTCGAAAATACTTAATAAGGTTCGTGCTTACCACTCCAAATCCGGTCTGTATAGGAAAGTCTCCTACATACAGCATTTTGAGTTTCTCTGTCATAATTCTCCTAGTAAACTTTTGTTCCAATTATCACATTTAGCGGCTGCCTGCTGGCAGTAGGCTGCGCTATACGTGTCTTAAATAAGGTGTCAAGCTCTCCCTTTAGTAGCTCTAACACCAAGCGGGATGACTTTGCAGACTCGGCGTTAGTGTATCGGATGTCCTCAGTCGACCACGAATAGTAGCTATTTGAGTTTCCGGTAAATTTAGACAAGTACGCCAAATACGCTGCAGCTAGCACTAACGCGTCCTCATCATCCTGCTCTAAAGTAGGCGGATAGGCCTGCGTAAACTCTAGAAAAGGGTTTCTAAACGCACTGCCAATCGACAGTCCGCTGGGTATCGCTCCAAACCCATCAACGGTATTGGCCACCGCAAACCCTTGAGGAGCTTCCCCCGCGACGTAAGTATCTGCACCGACAACCTGATATTTACTTTTCCAGCGGCTCATAAGAAAGCGGATGGCTGAAGAAAGACAGGTTCTAATGTACGTGTCCGAATATTCCGTAGCGTCTAGATCCCCTAAACGAATACGCACTGCGTCGATGTACCCATCGAGATTAGTTGGTGAAGTAAGCATAATCCTCCTAATTGATTATACGCGATAAAGATAAAAAATGTCAAATAATTAAATACTCTGGAGGGTCCGGTATAACTACCGTGTCTAGGTCAGGAAATATCTCAGGGATACTTCGTATAAACGCACGATAATTTCTGCACTCAATAATCTGCTCGTCTGTCAAATCTACATCAGGTAACTGGGTCCAGTCCGTTTTACTTAGGACTCCTATCCTAAACGCTTTTAGTTCTAACCTTCTTGCCTCAAGACGTCGGTCTTCGGATAAATTAGGATCTACACACTCAGAGTTTTGAAATTGATAAATCATTCAACCTCCTCAACCGTATCACAACGATATGTAAAAAACGGGATTCTTACAGCCTTGTTACCTGTGTTACTCCATGTTAAAAGATTAAATCGCGAGTATAGCGCCCAATAGTCATTAGCAGGTACAAAGCGTATAAACCCAATATCCGCTTGAGCTGTCCCTGCAATAATTACATTGCAATGTGCGGCGCTATATGTTTCAAAAAAGATCGAATGTCTAATTGGAGGATACACCCAGAAATATGTCTGGGTTGAGGTAAGTTGAAGAAGTCCCGCTGAAAAAGATACCTGATTTCCCGCCCACATAAAAGTGACGTTAGTGGTTACTGCACTATTACCCCCGGATATTTGCAGTAAGCTACTAATGTCGTACCAGCGGTTTTCTTCAAAAAGGTACGGGATATAATGAAATATTGGGTAGTCCAGTGTCAGTAACTTAGGAAATCGCCGCCAATCCTCCTTAGAGTGATCGTACACTGCATTAAAAAGCGAAGACCACGTCACTCCTGCACTGTTTTGCTCCAATGCCTTTTCGTTAACTACCATCGCGTAGCAATTACGAACCCATATGCTGTTGGAGCTTCCTGTAAAGCAAACTTGGCACTTTAAAGAAGTTTCAGTAGAATTTACATAGACTACGGTAGAAATCTGTACCCACTGTCCCGTTGTAGTAGTTGCTGTTCCAGAAGTAGTACCAACGTTAGTTTCTATAGAACAGTAGGCGGTATTTGAGGAACTTTCAAGATAAACCTCGGCCGAAAATCGAACGTGTTTTCCGGCAAAATCATTTAAGTTTCTTGCGGTAACATCTTGAAAAATCATAGAAGTTCCGGTACCAAGCGGTACTACTTTTAGATTTGCATATATAAGCTTCGCAAACATCTGCCGCACAGCTCTAGTAGAGAGATAATTAACTCCCTTATCTGACCACCAAGTTAAGGCGTTAACGCGCCCGCTAAACCGTTGATTACCGTTACCTGCGCATCCAATGCCAAATACATTCGAGGTGGTAGAAGCGCGGCTAGTTGCTCCATTATCCACATAAGCTTTTGTACCATTAACCCATAGCACTAGTCGGTTTATTCCGGGGTCTTTAATATACTGAGCTACGACATGGTACCATTTTCCTGTCTGTACAAGATGAGGGTGGGTTAATGTTATAACACCCTGCCCACTAGGTAATCTCAGTTGGAAGTAAAAGTAGGAATATCCGTTATTTCCTTGAACGCCTACAGTGGTTTCGTTGTTGTCGGAGTCATAAAACCCACAGAAGCTTTGTTGATTACTTCCTGAAGTAGGAGGGGCAGTGGCCTGTACTACTGCAGACACGACAAACCCGTTAGCGTTGTTCATTACTTGACTACTGTCCGTGTAAGTAAAGTAGTTAGCGGTACCGTCAAAAGTCGGAGAATACGCCATAGGACTTTTTCTACTACGTGTCACGGTGCCCGTCTGGGTAGCGGTTTTAGAAGTACCAGAGTAGTCTAGTGCGTTTCCGCTGGCCTCATTTAAGTACCAATTACCGCGCATTATAAAATTGTTTTCTAGTTCTTTAATGCCTGCGTAATCTGTGGTAATAAACGCGCCTCCAAGTAGTTCCGTAAAGTTATCTTGAAACCAGTCGTCAGGAAGTGCCCCGTATCCAGACTGACTGTTATTGATAAAAGCTCCGTTACTAAGTAAGTTTGGCTGAGGGGCTAGACCAGAAATAGTGTTACTAAACTTAACGGGCACATCTGCAAGGACTGTCTCAGAGGTTACTGTCAGTAGAGGAGACTCAAAAGTAAATGGAGCGTCACCTACTATTTTGTTCACAACAAAATTTGCCGAGTTAACAGAAGTGGGTATTGCTAAAGTTAGTTTAGGTTCAAGTCCGTTACCGCTAACTGTAATTTTGTTGTTAAACATTGAAATAAGCCCTGAGGCAGCGCTGGATGCGGTTGAAAGCAGTAAACTACTCCCCACAGTTGATTTTGAGTTTAAGTATAGTCGATTTGTGGCAGTACTTAAAAAATACTGCCGTCCGCTTTCTGAAGGAAGCCAACCAGAATCAATAGAAGTGGTGTTGTCATTACCGCCGTCAACAGTAAAACCGGGTCGATAATACTGTTGCTGTCCTATAATCGTACTGTAGCGCGGGGTTGCATAATCGTAGTATACGGGAACATAAGCGCCGCTAATAAGCGTAGTAGCATCGTAGTAATAAGAAGCAAATTTAATCGAGTTCACATCAGGGGGGTACTGCTGAACATTAGAAATAACGTCTGTACCCGACTGCCCTCGATAACCCGGGGGAGCTACTGTGACGGGATTTTTAAAGGCTAAGCCGCTTGCGTTTAAGATCGTATACTCACCGCTTCCAACATATAAGCGACCGTTATCTCCAATACTTATCCCGCTGTTCACTACCAGTGTGCCCATGTTGGCCGCTATTGCATCTAGTTGATCTACTTGCAGTTTGTCCGATGTAATAGTACCGGCAGTTATTAAAGCACCCGAAATTGTATTGGCGGCGATTTGACCGCCCGTGATCGTACCCGCTTGAATTTTACTAGCCGTCAGTGTATTGTCTGCAATTAAAACTCCTGAAATTGTACCTGCAACAATTTGAGCACCGGTCAAAGTACTGTCTGCAATCTGCCCTGCAGTAAGTGTTTTTGAAGCTAACTTATCAAATGTAATAGTGTTTCCGGCAATTAACGACCCTGAGATGGTGCTCGCGGTAATCCGATTTCCGGTAATAGACCCGGCCGCAATCTCGTTCGATGTGATAGTGCCGGGAGTAATTAACACGCCGGACACAGTTCCATCAAGAATTTTTGTACCGGTAATACTCTTGTCTGGAATGTCAGGACTTACCACAATACTTTCACTGACTTGTAATGCAATCGTGTCAATAAAGTCAGCTGACACGTGATATGCTTTAATCGCGTTAACTTCAAGATCAAACGCGCCTGTGGCTTTTCTAGGAAGTATTTGAGAAATAGAATAAGTACCGACTCCCGAGTGTACGATTGTAAACGCTCGATTAAACACAGGCAGAGGCAGCACTACGTTAATTTGCCCAGTTCCTGCAATAGGGAATAACAACTCTGTATATGCTATAGGAGCGTCATCATATTTTGTGGGAAAGTACAGATCAGTGCGCTCCGCTGTCCCGGAAGTAGTGTACGGAACCCCGTAAAAATTTGGAACAGGGTCGTTTAACGACTCCCCGATCAGGACACCTAAAGAAATACCAGAGCCGCTAAGAATATTTAGCGACACGCTTCCAATCCGCTCAGTACGGTTCATTATTACTGCGGTAGAGTTAAGCCCACCGGAGTACACAAAATACTGGGTTTCGTCGTCAGTTAACAGCACATTAGGATCGAGCGATCCTGAGTGAGCCGGCCAACTAATTGCTAGTGGCCACTGCACTGCACGACGCGTAGAAGAATCTACGTACGTGTAGTCATTAGTAGACCCCGCAACGTCTGGAAAATAAGAATCAATCATGCCCACGCTCCTGCAATAGTAAATACTAGTCCGGGAATCATTTTATAGTTACTGTCGTAAAGAACAGAGTAGTATAAAATTTTTCCTTTTGCGTCCGTGACCGGGTGAAGAGCCGTAACAAGATACACGGTTGCGCTAATTTTTTTACTAGCGGTGTCTCCCGTAACCTGACGGACTATAGAAGAAAAAGTTTCTTGAGCTACAAATCGACCAAGCAGCGGATTAAGGCCACGCGATGCAAAACTTCCTTGTAGGTCTAGCGAGACTAAATAAGGATTTGGCATACGGTTTTGATAAAAAACAGTTGTCGACCCGACTTTTTTAGACACTGCCACTACCGCCTGATCTAGTAAGTATCCGTATTGCTCATTTATTTGCCCAAATCGGCGGAAAAATAGGCGCGTAAAAAACGACGTGTTTGCCATAAGTAACATGCCTGTCACGCTGGTAGGAAGTCCATTGTCCGAAACAACACCGTTTAAAAAAAGCGATTGTTTTGTTAGTTTCACGCTGACTTCTTGCATTTTAGAAAGATCAGAAGAAAAGGGAGCAGCTGTAATTGACTGAGCTAGTCCTGAAGCTGAAAAGCTAAGTGCTTTAGGCGTGATAGTTGAGGAACCATTAAGAGCCAAAAACGAGTATTTTGGAAACCATCTTTTGTACGCGGTTTCATAATTTGCTTCAGGCCTGCTTACTCGCAGTGGGTTTGTGTACGTCGTTGCAGGAGAGTAAACAGTACTTGCGTCTTTAATAAAAGATCCTTGTGCAACAGTCCGTGTCAATCGATCAAGCAGCTTTACTTGTATTCGTGTTGCGGTCAAGAACGGCCAATAAACGGAACCTTCTGGATAATTCAACCACTCAACAAGAAACGAATAAGTGTGCAATTTTGTTTTTGGATCATACGCTTGTGAAAAATTAGTCAACGTACTCACTGCTTTTTCAGGAGCGAGCGTCTCTACTGTATCATACTGTTGGTCTACTTGGTTTACATTTGTAACTAATCGACAAAACCGCAGTCTTCTGCGAAGATTTACAAAGTTTTTACTATAGCGGACATTCCGTACAACCTTGTTAGAGTTACTTAACGTCGACACGATTGTAGCGGAGTGTTGAGGGTTAAATAACGCCTCGCTTGTAGTCATTACAGTTAACTCGGCCATTTCGTTTCTGTAAGCTGCGTCAGTTATTCCGTAACCGCTTACGGGCACAACCCGATCAATAAGCGTGTCAGTATTGTTGTCCGCTCGAATATGCAACATCGAAAACGCAATAGGCGTTTTTGAAGTAACCTCTGTAGCAAAAAACAGACGACCATCAGTAGAAATTGCTCCTACGGCGTAAGGATAGTTGCCAAAAAACCAAGACTTTACAGTAATCGGACTAGCAGTTACCGGATCTACATAAAGCCCTAAGTTTACCGGTTCTACAAGCTCCAGCGAATACCCTAAAGGTTTGTAGGTATACGTTGCATACACGCTCGGGTATTGATCGGTATGTGTTTGTTGTGCAAGTTCAGTAAAAAACTGTTCATAACCGGCAGAAACAACCAGCTGTTGTGTTGTTGCAGCGGGCATAAGTGTAAAGTCCTGCTGAAAAATTTGATTGCTAATTTCTGTTTTTACTGTAAACACTATGGGTCTGCGTACTCTGACATCTACAATAAAGTTTTCGTTGACTGACGAGAGTTTAAAGACAGCATCTTGCGGAGCAAAATCTTCTTTTAGGTATGTCAGCAGATCGCGCATGGATAAAGAACTAGTTATAGAAAATGCAGGACGTTCACTATTAAAGTAATAATACGTAAACGTCAACGGGATCGCAACTGTGTACAAGTTTGCTACGACGTAATTAAGCAACGCTTCTGCTGTGTATTGCTGCTCTTCTGTCTGAGCTACTGAGTAATACGCAAAAGCTTCTTGAGCACGGGTGTTAAACACATGCGCGATTAGTTGCGATACCCCGCGACGAGACAACGTTAATCGGTAATTTTTAAGGCTGTCTCCAATAGAGTTTTCAGTAGCAGAAAGTGTGAAAAATTGAAAGTCTGCATTATCGCGACTAAACTCTTGGCTAAATCCCTCAAAAACAGGAAGAGTTAGTACCACTTTTTGTAAGGCTTCTACGTCTGGGTTGTAACCATAAAAATGAGTTGTCGTAAAGTAGAACGACTTTACAAATCCAGCAACAGGCACTGCTTCAACAAGCTGGAGATTTTCAGCACGCTCTAGTAGCAGCGTAAGTCGTGCAGCTGACTGATTATCTAAATAGTTACTAGACTGAAACGCATACTGCGTGTCTTTTAAAAACTCGTTAATATCTGGATACTGGGCAGGCCGCTGTATTTGCGCGTCTAGCCTGAGAAGTGATTTCTTTTTAGACATTAAGGCAACTCCGTTGTTTCGGCCGCGTAATAAACGGTCCCTTTAAGATAGTATCTCTGGCCATAATGAAGGCTTTTTAGCGAATCAAACCCAATTACGACTGTTTCAATGTCTTGCCCTACTATAGACTGCTCGTCAGTAAAAGTAAACCGCAACTCTCCCGGAAAAAATCCGCGCGGATTGTCTCGGTAAACTGACTCAAAACCGTTCCAACCGATTGACACATTTTTACCGCGCACGACTAAATAGTCGGCTTGCCGTGTCTGAGAAAAGTAGATTAGCTCAGAATCGATAGAAGTAAAGGATAAGTTATTGTTTCTTCCCTCACCCCCTGCATATTGCCGCTCGTACTGTCGGTACATGCTTTTAGGGTTAGTCCAAAACAAGGGCACGTTAGCCAATCCGTTGTCTTGCAAAAGCAAGGAATGCGCTTGATTTTGTAACGTGTTAATTTGATTTAAGTGGCTTAGCAACCCAGAATAAGCTAACGAACCAAACGAGACTAGTTTTTGATAGGTACTTACTACGTAGTCAGACTTAAACACTGCGGCTTCTACAAAGCGCATAAGACCAATGTATGAGGCTTTGTTATATGCGGGGCTGTAGTTTAAAAAAGTATCTACGGCTGCGTCTGGGGCTACTCCTGTATTTGCACTTTCTTTTACCTGTATATTAAGACTTGTGTACCCGCCGTCAAAGTAACCCACTGCCGAGTTACTTAAGCCGGAAATGTACGCGGCGTAGAGCGCGGGCACGTAGCGCTCGCCAGAACTGGCCGTCATGGTAAAGTTAAACGTATCTGTATACATGTACGCATTAGGTAGTAGTCGACTACCTAAAAATAGTGATTGCGTTGTTCCGATTGGTTGCGTAGATTCTGCTGAGTAGTACGGCACGCCCGCGTCCAATACAGACGGGCGAAGAAAGTAAAACCCACCAAATTGTTCAGCTCCTGCTGTTTGATGTGTACTTAAAAAAATACCATCTCCCAGCAAAAACCCGCTTGGTGCCAAAGCAGCCTCTTTAAAGCAATCGTATCCAGTGCCCAAACCTGTGTACAGTCCTGATCCGGCGTAAAAGTGTGTAGTAACCAAACCTCCGCCTGCTTTGTACTGAGCAGTGTACGGACCTGCAAAGCGCACAAATCCTCTACGTACACGCAAATGGTTTAAGTTAGTAGAGTCTAAAGGTAAAAGTCCTGTGTACGTTACTTTAGATAGCTCGGCAGTCAAAGGAGGTACTTGAATAGCGGAGTTTGTGTACGCGGTACTTCCGCTTACGTAATCGTCGCTAAGCGACAAAGCCTGATCCCACTCAGGGAGGTTACTTGCAAATGGGCGTAAATCAGTACTTCCACGACGAGTTTTTCGCGGTATTTTATACGAGGATGGCGACGACGCCGTAAAAGGAACAATTGCTTGAATATTAAACGCGCTTGCGGGGTTTACATTGGTTGTGTACGACAGCCGAAGGGTGTCTTTTGTTGTAAACTGCTTTTGAAAATAGTAACGAGCCTCTTCTGCAAATACAGAATGCTTTAAAAATTCTGCGTCGGTATCAAGACCAAATCTTTCTAGGTAGGATCGCCATTCATCGTTGTACTGACTAAACGCGCTGGCATAGCTCGCGTTAGCTGTAATCTGGTCCCATAACGCCGCTCGCAGAGGAGAATCGTATTTACGCAGCCGATCAACAAGATGTTTTTGATTTGCGGCCAACAAAGGTAGCTGGTCTAATCCAGTAATTGTGGGTAAGGCTTGCCAGCTAAATGGAGTAATTTCATGCTCAACGTGTGCGTACACCATACTAAAATAGTAAGATGTACCCTTTGTTTCCCAAGTCCGCAATTGGCCCGGTTTTCCTAGTCTAAACTTTACAGTCACTACTTCACCGGGTACAAAATTAAATGAAGACAAATCTAGCTCGTATTGATGGTACCCCTCGCTTGAAAGCTGCGGTGAGTTTGGCACCCAATACTCCGCAGAAGTTGGCGAACCTACAGTAAAAGGATCTCCAGTATCTGAGGTAAATTTAAACGTCGGAACTTCTGTTCCCGGGTGCGTGCTTTCCGCTGTACGTGAATAACTCCATCGCCGCACGTACGGTTGAAATTTTTCTAAGTTAATTGCTTGCTGAAGAGGGACGTCAGTGTACCGCAAAATTAAATATAGACTAATATCCGTGTCTTTAAATGTATTCTTGTTGTTGTAATAGACACTGTTGATGTCTGCAAGATCAATTCCATTTAGATACCGGTATTCTGCTTGCGTGTCTGCTTTCGGTTCTCGAATTGGGTAAGTCTGAAATCCAAGCTTTAATCGCTTCATACCGGTTCGGTACAAAAACGACCCTTCCCAGACTTCTAAGTTTGAGACTTTTTGCTCGATAAAATAGCGATCATCGTAAGTATCCGTGTTTTCTAGATCGCCTGCTTTTGTGTCATAGTTAAGCAGCCGAAAGTACGGCGGAGCAAAACGCCAATGAGCCAGAAACAGCTTAGTAGGGCCTTTTACAATTTGCTCTAAAAAGGACGCATTTTGCATAAGGTTATTTAAGTCCTGCGCAGACACTTCTTGCCCGTTAACAAACTCCGGTACGGGAGTTAATCCAAATATCATAGATCACCATGACAAGTTACGCACGTCTGACGAAACGTAACCTGACCCTATTATGTAAAATGAAGACCTTGGAGATATGTCGCTTATGTCTACGCAAGTAATATCCATAAGGGCTCCTGTTTTTTTCGTGGATATTCCAACAACCTTAAAATAACCGTTTATGCCGTATGCAGAACTCGCTATTTGTATACGATCTCCAATACGTATGTTTGGGTTGAAGACTACGTCTACCAGCGTGTGCTCAGGTCGAGGTTTTTTATGTAAATAAGAAACTACGTCAAGCAGTTTGTTTGCTTGCTCACGCGATTGAATATACGGATTTTCGGCGATACTAATTTCACGAAATCCGCTCGGAATTACTCCTGCCTGCACAAGCCCCGAAAATTGAATAGGAATATCTCGTCGTATAGTAATTTGTTCTGAAGCTTCTACTGCAACACCAAACAGTGTAATCTGTGCTAAATAAAGCGAACGAGCTGGATCATCATTAAAAACTTTTACGTGAAGATACTGCGCCGGAACTCGTGTTGGGTCGGACTCGACACCCCACACTCCACTAGTGTACGTAGGTCGTGGGTAGTATAGCGACGAAAGTCGTGGAACTTTTAAATTTGTACTGGCCGTCTCCCCAGTATAATCAACCGCAGTAATAAAATCGCGACTGTTAATGTACTCATCAACTCCAAAATATCCCCCACTGGCCCCGTACGAAAGTCCACTAGCGTAATACGTTGGGTTAGTCAGTCGATCTACCGGCTGCTGCAACTCAATTTCGTGAGTATATTCTTCATTATACTGTAAATACACGCCGATTGAGCCTTCAAACACCGATTTATTTGGACCAAGATACCTTGGAGTAAACGTAATGATTGCTTTTCCAAAAGTAGTCGCAGCTTCTTCAGCGACAGTCAGCTGACTAAAGTGGCTGTCAGTAAGAGTGACCCCGTTAAATTCCTGTGCAAACGAGTGCGGATTAACAAACCGCACAACACCGTAAGTATCCTGAGTTAGTTGACCGCCTCCAGCCGCCGCAAGCATAGCAGCATCTTCACTGATATTCTCTTGGTTTAACCACGTAAAACGCGGTATAATCGGCGAGCTATCTGCGTCATACCAAAAGCGGGGAACTTCCTCGACAAGATCAAAGTACGCTTTGTACTTGTAAGGACGCCCTCCAAGCAACCAAAATATTTTGTTAAGCGTACCGGTGTAAAACCCGCTTAACGTCGTAGGGTCTTGATTTGTTACATAAGCTGCCCAACCGCTGCTTACAGGGTATACTGGATCAGGAATTTTAGTGGCTACCGGATGGTTTTTCCATAGCGGCGTAATCTCTTTATAATACTCTAGGTATTTCAAATATCCGGAACATCGAAATGTTACAGTTGCGATGTCTTCAGTACGCGCCTCAATAAATCCCGAAAAAATTGGAGTGTACGTCACTCGGTCTATTGAAGAGTAAATTTTTACGTTTGCAAATCTCCAATTATACGTAAATTGTGTGACTTGCGTACTGTTGTTTTTCGCCAACACAATTGAAGCCGTAGGAGTTGCTGTTCTTCCTAAAGATATTCCCGCTGTAAAGTCAATTTCAGTGCTTTGCTGGACGTCCGCCGAAACAACTGCTTTTGGCAACACTAAGTAGTTAGAATTATCTACATTCTGTCCAAGAGGAGCGATGTAAATTCGGTAGTCTAGTAGATAAATCACTGTTCCACCAACCGAAAAGAAACATTGTAGTACGGTTTGTTTAGTAGACTAACTGTAATCGCGGCTACCGACTGCTGCCATGAATTAGGCTCGATAAGCACCCGGTACTCTTGGTTGTCCATTCCAAAAACTAGATCGGTGCCAGCCGCGCTGGGGGACAGGTAAAGCTGCTGCAACGTAAGCACCGTAGCTAGCGGGTAGCTTGGAGCTCCAGAATAACAAATGTATTCCCACGCAAGATCCCACGAGCGTTTGTGCGCACGATGTAAGTAGCTATTTGACCCGTCCACCGCCGTCAAAAACTCGCCGATGTTTGTAATCGAAGAGGCAACGCTCGAAGCTTTTAAGTCTGTATAAAAAGCAACCCCTCCGATATACCCGCTAACGTAAATAGGCTTTAGTGTGTAATTACTCATTTTCTCCCTTAATAGTGGATAGGCTACAGCCTATCCACTATTATACTGTATTTTTATGTTTAGTTCAAGTTACTGAAGAATACCTTGCCCGCTAGGCATTGGAAAAGGGCGATCCTTCGGTGGTTTAGCAGGACTTGTAGTGGACACCGTGTACACGCGCAATGCTTTTCCTTCGGGAGTATCCACGCTGTAAGCATCGAATGCAGTAGGAACTTCCCGCGCATTAACCGACAGCTGCGCTTTAAGTGTCTTTGCTTCCGGAGTTTCGGTAGAACCGTACAGAGACAAGGCAAGTCGATTATTTGCGGCGCTTGCAAGGTTATTAGCTTCGTCAAAACGGCCTCTACTTATCAATCCTTCAACAGCAGTCATATCGTTAGTATACTGCATAATCGCAGCTACACCTTTAGCCATAGTTGCCGGTACTTGTGTAGCGATTTCTGTAGCTGCATCAGTAAACGAGCGAACTAAATCATCTTTTTGTCTTGCAAGGTTAATCAGCGCATCTTCAATTTGTTGCTTTAGTCCAATATTAAAATCTTCATATTGATTGATAAGACCACTCATTGTAGTACTTGTAGTTTCTTCAATGTTAACGTACCCTTGAGTCCAGAAGTCTGACCACAGCGGGGCAACGTCAATCATGTTCTGCAATTCTCGGTTAATCTGTTGAATCTCTTCACTTAATCGTTGCTGCTGTATGTTAAAGTCAGAAAGCGCCCTTGCAGCTTGCTGAATTTGCAAAGGATCTCCTGATTGTTGGGCAGCCTGCATATTCTGCACAAGACCTTGGTACTCAAGACCCGAGTAGCGCTGCTGACGCAACAAATCCTCTCTGCGTAAACGCAAAGCCTTTTCAGATTCAGCTCGCTGAATCATCGTGGCCACTTGCTGGTCTGCAAACTGCTGTGCCTGTGCACCGCGTTCTGGGTCTCGGCCAAGCAAAGCAGCCTGTGCTTGAAGATTTGCGCGAGTTTCCGGATCAGCAGTCTTCATTAGCTCAGTCATTTCGCTTACTACTTGATCTCGATATTTAATAACCTGTGCCCATGCGGCGTCTCGGCCAGCTAAATCAGTGATTGGCAAGCGGTCGTATGCGGTAAAGGCTTTTTCAAGCAAAGCAGTAGACTCGCTAGAATAGCGCCCTTGAAAGCGCAAAAACGCTGCTGGGTTGCTTTGCTCCGCTTGGTCCGCAAACTTCTTACCTGCTTGAGCTACTTGATCAATTTTTCGTCGGTCCGATTCAGCCATGTTAGCTGAACCAAGCTGACTGTAGTTTTGAGCAAGAGACTGTCGTTTACTCAACTCTCTTTGCTGTACCGCTTGCACCATTTGCCGTGTAGCGTTTAAATGGATTCCTTCAAGCTGACGAAACGCGTTTCTTGTAATATCCTCTAGCGAGCGGTTATGGTTAATGGCCAGATCGCGCATTTGCGTATTATGTTGAAAGTTTCGTTGAGCTAGCTCCGTCTGCGCTTGAATACCCATACTATACACGTTCATCAGTTCAGCAGGGTTCATTAGTGAAGTGATTGACGCATTACTCGCAATCATGTTTGCATACGCAAGACGGCCTCGAGGTCCTGACGTATAAGGTAGCTGCATTCCAGCTAGTCGGTCTGCTCCTCGAGCAACCCGCGGGTCAATAGGTTGAAAAGCTCGACGCATTTCGTAGTAGGGGATCTGTGCCAACTGCGCGCTGCTTGAAGCCTGCGGTAAAAACATTTGCTGACTAATCATAGAACGCCAATCAAGCCCGGAGATTCTGCGCATTTCGTTAAGAGCGAACAATGGGTCACCGTTAGACATGTAGTCGCGCAGTGTATTTGCTGCCGAACCTGCCCTGCTAAATCCGGCTACGTAGTTAGCAAAAGTAGTCTGAAAAGTTGAAACATATGGACCCATCAATTCAGCCATTGATTTGTTGTGCTTGCTAACTGCGTTAAACGTTTTAATGCTTTCTTCAACTGCATCATTAAGTGCAGACTTTGCGCCTTCATCAGCAAAACTTGTACGCATAAACTGCGAGTTCATGACCTGAGACGCACTAAGAGGCCCAGCCGAGCCAAACAATCCCATAGCATTGTTTAGTGCTGTTTGTTCAGCAAACGTATTAAATCGTTGCTGCTTTCTTTGCAACTCTTGATCGAATTGCTGGTCCATATACTCTTTTGCTTGTACTTGATAAGTTGGATCATTTAGCAAGCGTTGACGCATTGCGTCACTATAGGTTTTTATCTGCTCAGAAGTTAAAAAGCGCGCCATCTGTGTTGCGGTTAACTGCGTAGACACACCTTGAGCAGCTTGTGCAGCCTCTCGATAGTCTCTCCCAAGGACTGCAGGGCTTTCCAAAAGACCTAGCGCTTCTAATTGATTGTTGTTAAGCCCTAGCTCAGAAGGAGTAATGCCGAGTCCGTATTTTTGTGCTAACTGTATAATATCGGCATTGTCAATCAGTTCATTACCAACGCCTATCAAACGCTGCGATTCTTTACCAACCGCAGTGTCTCTTAAATTAGCGTCTTGAGCAAAAGCGAGAGACTGTGTAAGAGCTTCTGTAAGAGAAACCATCTCTGTTCCGTCGGGACTAAGCACCACAGTGCCTAGTATACTTTTACCTTGCTCATCTTGTTGGTTGTACAGCTTTTCAATCGCGGTGGAGGCTTCGTCATAAGCAGCTTGCGTAAGTCCTGACGCAGCAAGGGCTTCTGAAATTTTGGTGTTGGGTATAAAACGACCGCGAGTTTTCTTAAGTTCATTGTTAATAAGTGTTTCGCGATTGCCCGAAAAACCTGCGTTTGCCAAGTAAACGGAGTCAAATTTATTTTGCATTCTTTGATTTTTTTCAAACTCTGTTTGCATTTTATACAGCTGTCGCATTTTTTCAACACTGACGTCGTTTAAGTCGATTGCTCGCGTAATTAAAGCGTACCCACCGGCTGCTACTCCGGCCCCGAGAGCTGCCAAGCCTGCAGTTCCTACAATTCCTGCGCCAGCTGCCGCAGAAGCAGCAGCGCTGCCTGCAAACATTTTACTACCAGCTAGCGCGCCTATTGTGGCATTGGTGAGCATACCGCCGCCGACCGCAGTGCCGACAGATCCCGCAGTACCTCCGATACCCCCAAAATAAGTCTGCATGTAGTATGCTCTCTTAACTTCATCAGATATAACCGGAAGTCCTCCAAGACCTGCTTTTGCAGCGGCTTCGTTTACTACGCCAATGCCTTGATCAGCTACAAAACTAGCAAAGCTGTTGACTGCTTGGTTGTCAGTCATTGCTCCGGCAATACCTCGCGCGATAAGCTCTGAATTTATCATTTGCCCTTGTTCGTTGTAAACAACAGCTAGCGTACGTCCATACTTATCAAAACCCCCAGCCTCGTACGTAATGTTTTCATTCTCTCTTAAACCAACTTCTACTGCTTTAGACATTGCCTTTATAGCTGCTTTTGATCCAGTTTCCGGTGCGTCAATTCCAACTAAACGCACTCGTTCTCCGCTAGTAGTACGGAACGTATCTAAGTCAGTAACTTTACCTATTGTTGCTCTCTTTAACGAGGCGCCTGAGCGCGACGCACTCTCAACTCCCGACGCAATTAAACTACCAACAAGAAAAGTTGAAGGAGAAGCCAGCGCCGTAAGAATTCCCGGTCTAAATGCCCCGCCCGCTCCTCGTGCTACTTCGTCTATCATTGCTTTTTCAGCATCCGCCTTTAACTCTGTAAACCTGTCTGACTTAATCATTTGCTCGTAGCTCATGCGATTAGTGGGAAGAAGTTTGCGCTGATTTACAAACTCTTGGTAGGAAGCGTAGTCCCCACCCATGTCACGAGAAGCTTGCATAAGAGCTTGCTCAGTCGTCATGCCCTTAAACAGCCGATTAGCTTGAGCCATGTTTCGAAACTGAACGCGTTCTTCAGGTTTCATATTTTCTAAAAGACGGTACGGAGAAACTAAAGGAGTAACTCCAGTAGTTTTTTGGTAGCTTGCGGCTGCTAAGGCAATTTCGTCGTTAGCTTCCTGAAGTACTTTATCTACCTGCCGCGTAAAAGTAGACAAATCCGGAGCGTACATGTCTACGTCAGCAAGTTTAGAAAGTGCTTTTGAACCGGTAAACTTTAAACCTTCATCTCGCATTAGGTTAATGGTGCTGGTGTCGGCCATCTCACCTAAAACCGAACTAGGTCCTAGAATCGATTCTAACAAGGGTGTTGCAACTCCAACTGCAAACTCTGAAACTTTAATTCCCATCGTTTCGAGACGACCCAGCATTTTGTCGTACTGTGCAGCTCTTGAGTTTGCTGCTTCGTTAATTAGTTGGTCAGTCACCCCCATTTGTGCAAGAACTTCATCTAGTTTATCCAGCATTTCAGTAGCGTTACCTATGTCAATTTTAGACAAGGCAGACCGGTTAATTTCAAACCTGCGTGAAAGCGACGCAACATTACCAGACAAGAACTCTTTAATAGCAATGCTCGCCCCCTCCATGCCTTGTGCAGGGTCAAAAGCCGCCAACTTTCGGGCTACGTTTACTACTTGACTGATGTCTACACCGTAAGCATTTGTAAGCGGAATAAACGAAGTAATATTGCCGATGTTAGACGTCAGGGATCCTCCGAAAAGAGCCTGCTGTTCTGAAGCGGCAGCAACTGCCTTGTTAAACACTCCTTGATCACGCGACAAACCCCTAAGAGACGTCATACTTCGTACAGCGTTTAATGCCGGAGAAGCTGCTTGATCAATTATTCCAGCAATCGTACTGGGTAAACTTAACGCGCTCATCGCCGTCATACCAAGCGTTTGAATATCCCTGATGCGCGATGCGGCAAAAAACAATGGATCGGCAAAAGGAGTTTGGTTTCTTGTTTGCTGCGTGCGGCTCATCACGTTCTGCAGCTTTTGCAGTTCTTCGAGACCGATAGGTGCACCCGCGTTACCTAAGTCTTCTTGCAGACGCTTAAGGTCCTCGGCGCTAGCTTCAATAAGGTCAATTCTTCCACCATTTTCAGTACGAGCTTGAAACCGCATTGAGCGATCATTGTACATAATGTCCGCGCCTGCTTGCCCAAATCTTTCTTGTGCGTACTCTTTAAGCAACCTTCGTTGAGTAGAATCGCGCCGTAAACCAAAGAATCCCGGCCGACCTGCTGCCGCTTGTAGCTGCTCTTCCAGCACACTCATACGCTTACGTTCAGTAGCTTCAATAACTCCAGCAGTAGGTTTAATGTAGTCAGTCTGCGATGCTCTAGATGTAAATAAAGTCAGAGCGGACATTGCACTTTGTTTTTCCGCGTCAGTAAGTGTAGTACTTGCGGTAACTCGTTCTTGTAAATCAGCCGCAACTTTTGTTAGCTTTGCAAATGCAGTAGCTGCTTCAGTCAGGTTTGCGTCGTCAGCAGCTTGATTTAGCTGATTTAACGCAGCTGTAAATTCACGGACATTATCTGGTTCTGCTGACGCAAGACCAGACACAACAGTACTTAGTGCATCAAGTTCAGTCGTGTCTCTTAACGCGTCAACAGTGGTTTTAATTAACTCAGCGCGGCCTACAGCAAACGTCTGTCCGTTAAGCTCACCACCTGCAAGATCAAAAGCAGTTCGAGCTGATCCAAGAACACCTTTTGCAGTTAGCATTGCGTTTTTTCGAGACTCGTTGGCTACTATGTCTCGCTTTCGCTTGTCGGCTTCATCAACGCGTGCTGCTTCTCGAGCAGCTGCCTCATCTTCCCGTGCTTTGTTTCGCGCTGCGTTATCAATGGAAGTTTGATCTTTTGAAACAGCAGTCAACGTATAGTAACCCTGCTCTCGTGCAGATTGCACTGTGCGGTTTAACCCGTCTATTTCAGACTTAGCCGCTTTAGCCACATCTTCCGGAAGAGTCGACGTGTCTAAAGTGTCTACATACTGCTTAACTAGCCCTGCTATTGCTTCTAGTCGACTACCGAAATTTGCTGCTACAGCGGCTTCGTTAGCAGGGTCGATCATCTCATCGATGGCCGATTTTAAAGCCACTCGAGGTGCTTCAGCAGCGGTGCCCGCAGTGTACTTGTCAGTCTGCAAAACGTCTGACTGTATCAGTCTAAGCGACTCTTTAATAAAGTCGCTGGTTTGTTGCTTAAGCTGTTGCTGAGCAGCAGCATCATCAAGCCCCGCGAATTGTCCTCGGCGTTCTTGAAAGTTGTTGCGCAAAACGCTGAGTTCGTTTTCTCGTGCGAGTAATGCAGGGTTTTTGCCGTAGTAGCCGCCACCGCCTCCTCCTCCAAAACCACCACCGCCAAAAACTGCTCCGGGAGCAGATTGAATATTTTGCCGCGCAACTGAACCAGCGTGGTAATTTTCTATTGTAAGTGGAGAACGGCTTTTAGATGAAACAGCTTCTTTAGTAAGAATTTGCTTAACTTCAATAGACCCCAACGATGCACCTGAATGTAAACTTAAGTTTACATTTGTTGCGTTAATTGTAGCTTTTTCAATAGAAGCAACTTCTAGATTTCTAGCGTCTAAATTAGTAATTGTTACAGGGCCGCTAAACTCAGCACCGCCACTAATTGTTGCAGAGACTGCTCCGCCACCGCCACCACTTCCGCTTCCGCTGCTTCCAGAACCTACGGACTCGGCACTCTCGTGTTTTTTACGCGATTCTTTTCCTGAAGCTCGAGGTTTACGTGTTCTTGTGGAAGTTATCTCTCCGGCCATTTCGGCCACAGCTTTATCGTCTAAAGTGGACTCTACTACAGTTACAGAAGATTCAGGTGTATCGGAAACACTAGCTACGGAGGGCTCGCTTACAGCTAATTTTTCTTCTTCATACGCTTCTTTTTTAGTGGTGATAAGCTCAAGCGCAGAAACAGCTTCGCTTTTTTCTGCAAAAGCCGCCTCTTTTTCTGCAGTTGCTGCAGTTACCACGGTCTCCATTTCTTTAAGTGTTTGCTCAGCCTTGCGTAAATTATCTTCCCCGTGCGCAACCTTTGCATTGATGCTGATTAACCTGCTGGGGTATTTTGCATATCTCCTAGTCATCCAATCTTTTATTTTTTGCACTCTAGCCACGTAGGCACTTGCATCGTTGACCGCTTGTTCTTGACGTTTTAGTTCTTCACTACTTTGGGTTGCTTTTTCTTCAGCAATACCTATTAACTCATCTGCGCGAAGCACCCTTTCTGCAGCGGCTCCCCTTTCCCCAGTCAACGTTGCTTTTGTTATGTCTACTCCAGAAACTTCTGCTGGTTTTCGCTCAGTACTCGGTCGAGCAGTTATTGTGGGTGCTGTCGCATCTGTCAAAGCACTTGCTAGGACAGCGGCTCCTGCTGCTGCGGGTGTAGTAACCTTATCCATGTCGCCATGTGCGGAGAACGATCCCCAGCGAGACAGCAAGCTTCTAAGAGCCGCCGGGTCTAAGCTCATATCTGCCGCACCTACTAAACTGCGAAGGTATGAAAACGCTTCAGTTGTATAGCGAGAAGCTCCTACACCAGCCGGTCCTTTTCCGACGACGCTACCAGCTACAGAGTTAAACAAGTTGTATACAGTGTCTAAACTACCATCAACACGGTAAGGATCAAACATCGAGGTAACTTTAGCGGCCTCGTCTTGCATTCTTCTTAATTCTTCAGGGCTTATTTCTGTGTCAAGCGTATGGCCGAACATAGCAAGCACGCTTTTTATGTAGTTTTGATCGGTAATCGGCCGATTCTCGCTGTCAAATAGCTGTAACTCACCTTTTCCGCTTATACTCGCAGTTTTTAGTGCGTCTAATCTACGCGCATGTGCTAGCATGTATGCTAAGTTTGCTGAGGTTTGTTTTACTTTATCTGTTGCATATCCTCTACGAGCGGTAACTAACGGCTGAAGTAATTTCTTTTGCTCATCAGTCAGCTGCGACTGAGCAAAAAATCTTTTTAACATGTTTTTAGAAAACTGGTCGGCGTTGCTTTTTTGCTCTTGCTGCGCTTTTACCAGCTCGTGATACAAACGCACATTTAAATCAGTGTCGTAAGCAGCTTCGTGAAGCCGGGTAGGATCATACTCTAATCCAAACAGTGTAGCTAAACTTCCCAATGTGCGTGATCCGGGCAGCTGTAGCTCATTAGCCATCTGCAGCGTATCTACTGCTTGATTTTGTACGATTGTCGGCACATTTTCAGCACCGCCGAATAAAATAGGTAAGTCAAACTCTTTAATGTTATGCCCAACAATTGTTTTACCGCTTTCCGCCGATCGTTGAAGGCGACTTCGAGCTTTCTGTATTTCTTTGGCACTAAGAGCAGGTCCTTCTTTTGACCCCATAGTAGACTGAACTTCAGTTGCAAAAGCACCAGTCGCTGTTTTACCTCCACCGACTGAAGCAAACTCGAGAATTTGTGCAGTTTCTCCGGGTTTCGGTATAGTAGTTTCTAGGTCAAACCCTACAACGTCGATTACTGCTGCAATTCCCGCATCTATAGTATCTCGTCTTTCTTTACGTGCTGCATCTTCTCTGTCTCGCTGTTTTTTAATCACGTTATCTAGCTCATCTTGCTTTTTTTTAGTTAACTCATCGTTTTTGTCTCGTCTTTCTTTACGTGCTGCATCTTCTCTGTCTCGCTGTTTTTTAATCACGTTATCTAGCTCATCTTGCTTTTTTTTATCTAACTCATCTATATTATCTCGTCTTTCTTTACGTGCTGCGTCTGGCTCGTCTCGTCTTTCTTTACGTGCTGCATCTTCGCTGTCTCGTTGTTCTTTAAGCGCTGCGTCTTCTTTATCTCGTTGGCTTTTAATTGCCGCGTCTAGCTCATCTTGCTTTTTTTTATTTAACTCATCGTTTTTGTCTCGTCTTTCTTTAATTTCTGCGTCTGACTCGTCTTGCTGTTCTTCTGCGGCTAAGCGCGAAACTAAAGCGTCTCCCACTTGTTTTTGTATTTTTTGGGCTTGACTTACTGTGCGGTTCATCTCCTCCTTGGATGCCTGTGCTTTTTGATAGTCTTCCAGTGTTCCCCCGAAAAGGTGGACTTCTCCTACTATTTTTGATGCAGCATCGTATTGCTTGTCAAGCTGATCGAGCTCTGCTAGAGCGCTTTCTACTTCAGGCGGAATTTCTTCTCCTATATAAAACCTTTTTAGGTATTCTGCAAAGTAGTGTGGATTGGCCCATGTTGTTTGTATGTCTTCGCCCGAGGCCTGTACTTCTAGTGCTAGTGCTTTCATTTTACTTTTTTCTTTACGTGCTGCATCTTCTCTGTCTCGATATTCTTTAAGTGCAGCTTTTCTTTCGTCTCGTTTTTCTTTACGTGCTGCGTCTTCTTCGTCGCGTCTTTCTTTAATTTCTGCATCTTCTTTATCTCGTTGGCTTTTAAGTGCTGGTTCTTCTTTATCTCGGTATTCTCTAAGTGCAGCTTCTCTTTCGTCTCGTCTTTCTTTACGTGCCGCGTCTTCTTCGTCGCGTCTTTTTTTAATTTCTGCATCTTCTCTATCTCGGTATTCTCTAATCGCTGCTTCTTTTCTGTCTCGTCTTTCTTTACGTGCTGCATCTTCTTCGTCTCGTCTTTTTTTAATTGCTTTATCTAGCTCGTCTTGCTTTTGTTTAGTTGCAGCAGTTCTGCCGCTTGTTGAGGCTGCAGAAGTGCCACTTCTTCTTTTATCAGCGGCAACTTCTGCCGCAGCTATTTGCACTGCGTCAGTAATTTGCGCTTCTTGCATTCCTTTACCAATTTCACTCGTAGCTAAAGCTAAGCCCGGGTTTGTTTCTTCCTGAAGTACTGCAATAGCTTCGTTAATAATTGCACGGTCCGCAGCGGGCAAACTTGCAATAGCCCGATCTAGAGCTCTGCCTGAAGTTCGCGGGTTCATTATCATAGCAAGCGCTTGGAAAGAAGCGGGATCAGTTAGTTCCGCAATTGAAGCAAGCAAGTTACGGATGCGCACATCTTTTGCAATCATTTCTGGTTTGTCACCAGTCAGGTTGTAGTCTTGCGGCAAACTTGCGTACAAAATCTTTAAAAAGTCAACAAGCGGTTCAGCACTAGGTTGATTGGTTACTAATTGATGAGCTTTGCGTATTTGTGCGTTTCGCTCGTACTTTCGGTATTGCGAATAGTCTGCCTGCTCTTGCATAGTAAGGCTATCGCCGCGACTTTTCTTTGCTTGTAGCATTTGAAGTGCACGTCTGTTTTCAGCCTCGTCAAAATTCTCTGGTAAAGCGTAGTCGCTTTCTCTAGCTCTTTGGAGGTAAGAAGCAAGTGCCTGCGTAGTAAACTCACGGTCTGCTTCTGTAGGACCCACAGCTTCTTGCTCGGCCATGTCTTGCTTTAGCAACAACGTATCAAATAAAGCATTCATTTTTTCATCGTCATAGTCAAGGTCAAAGCGCAGTTGCTGATAAAGAGGAGACGAAGTAATAAGACGAGTCAGCAGGCGTGCTGCTTGCGGACTGCTAGTTTCTTTCCTTTGCCTGTACAACCCTAACAACGAATCTTTAGGGTTAATGTTCAACTGTGAATAAAGATACTGCCTTCTTCTAAACAAGCTAGTGCGCAGTCTTTCTGCAGCTACGCGCGAAACTAACGCGTCTCCCGCTTGTCTAGGTATTTTTGCAGCTTGAGCTTTTAAGCTTTCAATCTGCTGGTCGATTGTTTTTAAAGCAGTGTTTACTACCTGTGGATCTTCTTGCTCCGCTTCTTTTTCTAGTTGCATTAAGTAGCTTATTTTAGCGTGATAGTCTGCATCTGCAGGAACAGTGCCCGCACGAGCTGCTTCTCGCAAATCTGCTAACTCTCTTCTAATTTTTTCTAAACGAACAGGAGCAGCAGAAGCCGCTATGCTTTTTCTTTCCTGTAATTTAGCTTCAACCTGCTCTTGAAGCTGTGCTAACTCTGTTTGAGCGCTTTCTAGTTCAGGTGGAATTTCTTTTCCTGTAAAAGACTGACTTAATGCTGTCGCGATGTCTTTTGGTTCTGTACCCTCTACTCTCGCAACCCATTCGTTTGGTAGTTTATAGTAGTCAATGCCTACTACAGGGTAAGATACTGATCTTTTTGTATCATCCCTTTTTTCTTCTGCAAGTTTTTTGCTATGCTTGAGAAGCCCGGTGTAGTGTTGGCGTTGAATCTCACCCAGTGCGTACTGCCTTTCATGTTCTATCGACTTTGCGTTGATTTCGGCTTGTCCGAGCTCGAGCTTAAGTGGCTGAAGGTCCATAGAGACGTTAAACTTGTCGTAGTCTGTTTCTGTATCTTGGCCCTCTCTATTTTCTATAGCTGCTATCTGGGTTTTAAGACTTTGTATTTTTTCGTTAACTGGAGAAATTTCTTCATCTGCTGCTTTATTGACTTGATCTTTTTTCTTTTTTGCTTGAGTTTCTATTTCGTTTATTTCGGTTTCATACGCGTTTATTTCAGCTTCTAGCTTTAGTATGTCTTCTTTAGCGGACTGGACTTCCCAAGACGTGCTCGAGTCCTTAGGAAGCTCAGCAAGTTGTTTTTGAGCTGCTTTAGAAGCTTCTGCGGCACTGTACGACGTGTCACCAAACAATAAAGTGTCTAAATCAAACGCAGAGCGACGGTATGTTTGATCAGAAACCTCAACGCTACGTACCATTCGTGCAAGTGGCGTACCTTTAATAACTTCTTCAACAAAGTCGTCAACTGCGTAAGAATCACGCATTTCTGCTTGAGGATCAAAGCTAAGGGCTCCTTGTGCTTCAAATCCTTCTGAAGCTCGTCCGTAGAAAACCGAGCTTTCTTGTGCGTACTGAGCCGCGCGGATTCTTCGCTCTTTTTCCAACTCTAAAAACTTATCGTATTTACCTCGTTCTTCTTCAGTAAGCGTCTCTGCTCTTTTAAATATTTGCTCTGCCAGCTTCTCTTTTTCTTTACTGTCGGTTTCATAAAAAGCTCGATTATGTAATTGCTGCAGCTCTGCAGGTATGGCACTTTCCGCATCTTGGTATTCTATTTTTCGCCGCATGCGTGCGAGAAAATCGTCAGTACCGAAACCCTCGTCAAGACCTACATCAGAAAACCTGTATTTATTAAAGGCTTCTTCACGAATAGCCAGCTCAGTGCCTAGCTGAGCTCTTTGTTGACTAGATAAGTCATCTCTGCTTAACTGAGCGCGCAACCGCTCAATAGGTGCCATTGGTCGTTCTTCGTCATCTATAGCAAGTTTTGTGCGCTTAATTTGGTCCTCAAGGTAGGTAATTGACGCTTGAGTAGCGCCGTTTACGCGCAACACGGCCAATTGATCTTGTAAGTTTCGCAGCTCGAGCAGTCGTTTTTGCTTTTGAGCTGTCCGGCGTTCAGGGAAAACACCTACTGCTTGCCGAAGCTGCTCACCAGCTGCCTGTGCGACTGGATACCGCTGCTGCGCCAGCTCTTCAATAGTTAATGGAGCTTGCTCTTGTTGTCTGCGGACTTCAGCTAATTGATCTTGTGTGCCAAGTATAGCTGCCATGAAGTCTAACGGAGATTCAGCCATCTCAGCCGCCGAAGCGCCGCTGGCTAAATACGTTAAACCTTGTACAAATGTATTATTTGGGTTGTTTAGTTCCTCTGCAGAGAGCATTTTATACGTTTTTGACAGCTGTAAAAACTCAGGTGCCACTGTGTCTGATTCTAATATTTTACGAGCTTCTTCAGGAGAACCTACGCCAAGCACACCGCTAGCATACTGCGTGTATGCTGCTTGCAGCATTGGGGAAATAGCCTGAAGAATACCGCGCATTCTTTCCACAGTAGAATCTTTTTTAGAAGCCGCCGCAAGACCCTCTCGTGCACGAGAACTGTTCAACACTTGTGCAATACCGGGTGCTACTTTAGCAATTTCTTCAAGTAAAAAAGGCACTTCTTTAGCAGGCACTGAAGACAGTGATTTCACGATACCTAGCAACGGCAAGTCTCGGCGGCCTACGTCGGTCATCGCATAAAAAAGTGTTTGCAGGTTATTTAAAGTCATCTGCGGATTTGTTGCGTAAGCTTCCCGAGCTCGCGTAACGTCAAAATTCCCGCTCTCGTCTAAATAAGCACTGGCAATTTGCGCGGCGGGTAGACTTCCTCCAGCAGAACCTCTCTGCACACCTAGTCCAAAGTAATCAGAAAAAAACTCTAGAGCGGCATACGGTTGGCCTCCAGCTGTGCGCTCTCGAGCACGCTCAAATCCTTCTATACCCAATCCTTTAATTTTTGCGATTGGGTCGGCTGTTCTCCCGTCCTCTGAGGTGTAACCCGCCAGTGCATTTTCAAGGTACACTGCGCTGCTTTGCGTTTCGTAAGGACGTTCTCTTCCCGCTAATCCTTGTTCTTGAAGATTTTGAAGCAGACCAGCTGCATAGTCTACAATTTCTGGTGCTGCCGCAGGAAACGGAGTAAAAACGTGACTTCCATACAGTGTCGCTAAAGCAGTGTCGATGCTAATACCCTCTCCTGACTGCACTCCGGTGACAAGGTAAGCGCGCTCTTGTGGGCTGGTCTCGCTTGATGTTATTTTTCTTACAAAGGCTATTTGGTTTTTTACCTCTCGAGCACGATGGTTTAACAACGCTCGAGATTCGCCGCTAGCTGCCTGTACAGCCTCTCTTTCAAGTTTTACACTCTGTCGTTCTAAATCCTCTAAAAGGCGCTGTATAAACAATTGAGCAGGAGTAATTTCAGTGTCCTTTGAAGATTCTCCAAAAAGCTGTGCAACAAATTCTTCTGGATCCGCACTTACATCTCCGTTTTGTACATAATTATTGATAAGTTCCGCTGCGTACAGGTTACTGACTTGCTGCACTCCTCCAGCGCCGCCAAACATGCTTGTAAACGACTTTCCAGTAATTCCACCACCGAGCACGCCCGAATATGTAGAGGCTCTTTTTGTAGCTTGCACAGCTGGAGCAAACTGCTCTGCAAGAGCGCGAGGTAGCTGCACTGCTTTACCTCCAACGGAAACAGTTACTACGTCTTTTTTCTCGATCTGCTCTTGTACTATTTTTCTTAACTGGGTAGTAGCAGCTTCTGCACTAAGAAGAAACTGAGTCGGAAAAACTGCACTACTTTGGAATCCAGTAATTTGAGAGCCTACTTTAGTGTCAATACCCTGTGCTTCTTGCCTGTATCGTCTACGCGGATTTAAGTTTTGAACAAACGATTCTATTGCCCTAAATGTGCTAGAAAATCGCTGAGTAATTGCAGAATTTACTTCGTCAGTATGGTCTGTATCGGTGGAGAGGTACACTGTTGCTCGTCCGTCGTCAGACAAGATGTCCTCGAGTCCCACTTTTAACGTCTGCTCAACTTGGTTCACGCCTTGAGGAGGGAGAGTCCGTCCAGCTGCAGTCAATCGTTTAGTGTTTACGACTGCTTGACGTAGGATTTTACGAAGCCGGTTTCCTACATTTTCTGTAAGCTTGACTACTGCACTGGCCGTTCCTCCAACTAGCTGTGGAGCTGTCATTCCCCCGCCCTCTAAAGCATAGCCGATTGAAGAAAGCATTGTCGAAGCTATTTGTTTTAACAGTGCAGAAATTTGCTCTTGTACATCTTTTTCGTCAGGCGCTTCTTTAAACGTTTCTTTAATCGCATTTTTAAGCACTGTTAAGTCTGCCGTTGCTACTGCTTTGTACAAGGAAGGCTGCTCTGCTTCAGGTACTGTAGTTAAGTAATCTTTCAACAATGCGGCAAACGTTTCATAGTCTTTAGAACTATTTCGCAAGCTTGGAGAAAACCCAAAAACGCGCCTAAACAAAGAGTTGTCTATTGAAAAGTTGGAAGGACGTTCCGAATAAATAAGCGGGACTGGTCTTTCTGCGGGCGCATCAGTGCTTTCCGTTTCTTTATAAAACCGACTGCGTCTGCTTGACGGTGCTGTAGATTCGGTTGGTCGTTCGGTGATTCTACGCGTGTCGGTTACCTCGCTCATCGAAGAAGCAGCCGTTTTTAAATCTCGCGTTACAGCCTGCACCATACTTTGGATAGTTCTAAGAGTATCCGCACGATCAGCTGGTGTAATAGCGTTGTTTCGAACGTCGTCCACAAACTGCTCTAACGCAAAAACAGCGAGAGTTACACGCTCTTGAAAATCTGATCCCAAACGCGCTGTCGGGTTTACTCGCTTAGCCTCAGCACCAAAATCTGCAGAAACACCAGACAGTGCGCTTTTAGCTTCCTCTGAATTTTTTTCAACAGCCGTAAGCAAGTTTACGATTTGCGTTAATTGACTAATTGTTTCTTCCATAATCACCTACATAAATAATTTAAAAATTTGCTCTTCTGTTTCAAGAGCCTTTTTCTCGAGCTTCTCTAGCTCTTTTTCTTTTCGCCGAATGCTCGACTGGATAGCATGCGCTTTTGCTGAAATTAGTGCGGCCATTTCTATATAGGTCACCAGTCCTACACGTTTAATGTGTAGAACTGATAGCTGTCCAGTTGAAAGAAAATGATCAATCCACAGTGCAAGTTCTTCTTTTGTTGCCTTAGCTTGGAGAACTAGTAGATGAATCCCTTTCCTTTTCGATAGCGGAGGTAAGATCGGCATCCTTCTGAAGTGCTTCGACAAACTTGTCGAATTCGCCTTTGCTAATCTTCCCGATTGTCCAAATCTGCTCGCCAAGCTCACGCACTACCTCCCCGTTAACGTCAAGCAGTCGACGTGCTTGCGAGATCGTCAGTTTTGGCCGAACGATGCCCTCCACCAGCGTATGCAAAGTAAACTCTGTATTATCAAGTTCACCGCTCTTAGTCGCCTGCTGGTTGATCTTTTCCATTTGTGCAAAAGTCAACGCGCGAATACGCACGCGCTTCTGCAATCCCCGAATAACGACATCTAGCTCGTTCGGTGCCGCCGCCTGTTCGAGTTCGTCGATACTCTCAAAATAGTCAGCGTTTGTGCCGACTGCAAAGTCAATCATTGAAACCTCCATAACAAAAAAAGTTCCCTCTACATAATAACACAAACTGTAATTGTTTGCTCATGTAGAGGGAACTTTAAAAAGTTTTACTCGTAGTCGCCGGTGACTGCTGGGGCCGTGGTGAACCCGCCGTTGTCCATAAAGTCAAAAGAAATAGTGACTTGATCGTTGCTTGAGTTGGTCAGCTGGTAACCCGTCAAGATTGCTGACGGAATTACCATTGTGTAACCGCCTTTTGAAACTAGCTGCAAAGCGATGTACTCACCCGAGTTTGAAATGTTGATCAAACGAGTGTGCGTAGTCTGCTGATCGAGCGGAAGCGTGATCTGGAACGAGCCGTTCACACGACGCGAGAACGTAAACGAGTACATCTTACCGTTGTCGTTCAAAAACGGACCGGCGTCTACCTGCTGGGTTTGCAGAGAAGCCTGCCACTGGGACACAAATCGAATGTTGTCATAGCCAGCGCCGCTGACCTTGGCCATACGCAGATAGCCCTCAATACCCTTTACAATTGCCATAGTTTAATTTTCTCCGTTTAAGCTGACGCTCGCTTTTTAATGTAAATAATTTAATACTCTACTGCGTCTGTAGAGGTGCAGTTAAGCAGCCGGCGTAACGTATGCTTCTAATCCGACCGCACTAGTGTATACTGCGCGGTTATTAAGCTGATCTACAGGAAAGTAGTACGTTTTATACGGATACAACTGCACGTGATAAGGAATCGCAATGTTTGCTATACCAGACACTGTCAGCGGACCGTTAAGCAAGTTAAGGGTAGCTGCAAGGGTATCGGCCGCATCTGCCATTGACGAGGACACCGAGCGTAGAGTTACTAAGCCTTTCCATGCCGATTCTTGCAGCATTGGATACGCAATTCCTAGACTCGAGTCTGATTGATAAATAAGATAAGGATAGGCCACATCTAGTGGAGCGGTATTCAAAAACACTCTGCCGCTATACGCAACTGACACCTGAGAAAGTGCTCGCGCTAGAATTCGCCAAATATTTGGATATAGTGCGTTTACTATCATGTAGATCTCCCAACGGAGTCTGCTACGGTCTTGGCTACGTACGCCTCAATTTGAGGCTTTGCTCTAGTAAAGTAAGCGTTTGCCGCTTTCTGTATGACGATGTCAGTAAGCTCAGAAAATTGCCTGCGAACTTCTGAAAGATGCTCGTCAGTGATTGCCTGAGTAACGGCTTTTTCTGCTACATATGTAAGCGAAGGTCCGTCTATTTTTTGAGCGGTGATTAACGAGCTGATTTCAGCGGCCATCTTGAATAGCTGTAAGATTGAATCGTCAATCAATGCGACGCGCAACGGGTTTTGCAAAACATGCTGATTTACTGCTTCATCACCGATACGGTGCTTTAAATCTTGGTTTACCGTCTTAAATGCGACAAGTCGTTCACGATACTTTACGTTAGCCGATTGGTCACTCACACGCCCGCGACGATTTAGAATGCGTATTTCTTCGTCAGGACTAATGTTATCTAACGTGTCTAAGTACTCTTCGACATTCTTAATGACTACCGCTTCTAGTGCTTTACTGAGGTGGGTCGGACCTTGCTGTAGAAAAGCCACAAACTCCCGCAAGTCTGTAACTACGTCGGTCATTGTGTCCTCTCGACATCAACAATAAAGGCTCCCATCAAACTGTGCTTCACGGGAACAACTACTAAATCAAATCGGGTTCCTGAATACACTATCTTGTCAGAAAGCGATAAGCTTGTTGAATAGGGCAACTGGATTCTGAAGGAGGTAGAGCTGACCTGCAGCTGTACCTCCTCTGACTGGCCTGCCATGTTCGTAGTAAGGCGACCAGAACGATTGATCATGCGACAAGGCACCCCGCTTTCCGTAGTGTACGAAGTAGCGTATTCACCATCAGTAACGGTGTGCCCCGCAAAATGCTCAATTGTGCAGGTGTCCGTGAGCCACTGTTCGCTTTGCTGACGAATCACCGCGGCGTCACGTTGCAAGTTCATGCAGACAGCTCCTCGGTACGTGCTTCAATAGCACGAATTTTTGTGACTGACACGCCTGAGTCTTCTGCGCGCTCTTTAATACGCGCGAGTGTGGTGAGACTAGTAAACCGCTTGAGAGCCTTCTTAAAGTCCGCAATCGATTTCATCTCTACAAGATTGACAATTTCGTCATCGTTGATAAAGTTTTCACTAATCTCGTGATTGTTTGTTCCTACGTACTCGCGTAACAACCCTTTATCTAGAAGAGTCTTATTAAGACGGCGAAAAACCTTGTCCTCAGACTCCGAGTAGATTTCGATTACTTCGTTTTCGTAAACAAAGTTTACTCGCTTCTTACTCACTAGATCATAGTCACTTTCAGCAGTTGAAAGAGTCCACCCAATTTGAACACGTGGATCAGTTGGATCTGGCCGCAGTCCTGCGACAATGTTGACAGGAACTTTAGCATAACGCCGATACACACTGTCACTTAGTGGTAGGTAAATGTTGTTTTTAGGCATACGTACTCCTAGGTAAGCTTAATTACGCCGATGTTTTCCGGCATATCTACTACCATACCATAAGACTGGTAAGCATGCAAGACATAGTCAGGAGGCTGAATAGCATTATCGGTATAGTCCTGATAGCGCATGTCTCCGTAGGTAATAATCTCACCAGCGTTTTCGCCGATCACCAAAATCTTATCGTCAGGGATCAAGCGCTCACGCAAGTTCGGCAATTGGTTACGAAATACCTGAGGCAGTTCAATAATAGGCACGCCCTTGTAGGCGGCGATTCGATTGGTGTTCAAGTATTCCATAAGCTTGTCAGTTACTGGATAAGCAATCAGACCGCTTCCGTCCGTATAAGCATACTCGCGAAAACCGGCAAACTCGTACATAGGACGAAGAGCGCGGCGCGTGCCCATAATTGCACGAACGTTACCCGCTGTGTCCATCACGTTTTCAATCAATTCCTCAACGACAGCCCCCGTCAACGTGGCCGTTTCGACATAATGCGTAGGAGTGTCGATACTGTTCCACACCGTTGAAAGCAGCGTAAAGACCTTGGTGACCAAAGCATCGGTAATGTCCAGCTGCAGCTGATTACGCAAATCCTGAACAGTCTGCGTCTTGCCCTGCTGCACGTTCCACAAACTTTCGCGCACACCGCTAATCAAACGATCGTACACGTATGAATGGTAGTCGTGCAACTGAGTGGGCTGATTGGTAAGATGGTTCGTACCGGGGACCATTGACTGGACTGCGTAACGACCACGTCGAACGCGTTTAATGACGACGTCTCCCTCTTGGGCGTTACGCGTCGGCATAAAAGTACTAAACAAATCGAGCGTAAGATGCTGCGGCTCGAGCAACTCAATGATGAGCTCGGCATAAGCAGACTTTTGGTTTGACGAAGTACCAGCAGTTTTTGCGACTTCGGCTACACTTTTTAGTAGTTCATTTTGATTCATTGATAATCTCCTAGTTTAACTCGATGTATAGCATACCGGTAGCCGCTTGGTAGCTATCGACAATACCCACCGCATGGTTTGCCGTTGAAGTGTACGTAAACATACCTGACGCACCTACAGCCACCATTGCCCCGGGAACACGGATGTTTGCGCTATCCACAAAACAACCTGAGGTAATCCCGACTTTTCCGCGATGGAGTGCGACCAACTCACCCGAGTACACGGGCGGCTCTAGCCACATTGAACGCGGAACTAGATACTGAAGCTTGTCAAATACTGGATCTCCGTACAGACTACCGTCATTTAGGTTGTACACTCGAGTCGACGGCACCGTGTACATATCAGCATACGTAGGACGGTTAAAGTCGTCGGGAGGGAAAAAGGCCACATACACGCCTAGCGTGGTATTGGCGCTCGCATATGAAACACCGGGAAGATCATTACGAATACCCGAGGCCCCCACTACGACTGCGCGACCCTCCATTAGAGTCGCCGTTGCGACGCCTTGACGGCTCGCATTACTAGTTACAATTACAGCCATTTAATTCCTCTTACTTTGAATTTTTTAGTTGACGCAATTCCTTGGCCAACTGCTTGATACCCTTCTCTACCACATCATTTGAAGCCTGTGGCTCTGGAAGATCGGGCGCTTGGTTTTCTTGACGCTGACTCGCTTGTTCTTTCTTCATCGTGCGAACCATGTCATGGAGCACTGTTTGAAGCACGTTGTCTTCCAGACCTTCGTAAAACGAAAGTCGTTTTTCTACCTCAGCCTCCGGAAAGACTTCTGCAAGAGCTTGTCTTACTTTTTCTTTCCGGGCTTCGGCGCGGGCGGCATGCTCTGCTTGCCGGTAGGCTTCGACTTCTTGCCGTAGTTCATTGATCGTTTCCTCCTGATCCTTCACTTGTTGAAGGAGTTGCTCTAGTTCTTTTTGCATTTTTTCCTCTGCTACACTAAGTAGTGGCGTTCGATTTCCATAAGCAGGAGTATCTACGATACACGTGCCTGCAAATGTAACGTTTTTTAACCAGCGGGTTCCTTCTCGTTCATCTACTTCCGTGTAATAGAGCTCCCACGAAGTTCCGATAAACGTACTGGCTCCGTACTGTGCTTTTAAAAGATTGTAAATTCCGGGAAATTCTTGTTTCCATACAAAAGCTTTTGCTTTGACTACTTCTCGACCGTCTACTGTGTCGAGAAATGCCTCAGTAATAGCTCCGATGGGGTGTGCGGCTTCGTGACCTCCGTAAAAAGATACAGTGTCAGTTACATACGCACTGATCTTGAGAGGGGTGTTTACGGCGGTTTTTATAATGTTTTCGGCCTCTGTCCGCGGGATTCCCTCGCCGTTTTTATTCGGCTCAAAGTCGGTAAGGATGAGCTCTACTTCCTTCACGAACGGGTTCTCAACCTCAGACAAGGAAAACCGTAAAGAACCCCTCACTGATGCCGATGTTTTTTTGTCAGCTGCGTCCATTTGTCGTACTAATCGTGCAAACCATGCTCGACCAGCGGCTCCTCCCCAGAGAAGCCAGCTTACCCACGCTGGAGAATCTTTAGGAGCGTTCGCAAACCGTGCGTTTCTCCCGTAAAATCGATTACCCATACGAGCTCGAGCAGGAGACACTGATTCTCCTTGTGCGTATTTTCTGGCCCAAAGTACGGTAGCAGATTCTAGGCCTTTACCGCTTAAGCCTTTCTCATGCAGGGCTAGCCCTCGACGTGCTGCACTGCGTACTCCTGCCGGAGGAGAAAAGTTGATATTAGAGTATTTTGCAGACCACGAACGTTTTTGGGCACTTTCACTCGGATCGTCTGAATATTCTTCTTCGTTTTCTTCTTCTTCTGGTTCTGCGGGAATCTCTACGTCGAGTTCTTCATTTTCGATCACCCAAAACTTACAAATAGCGTCTGGCTCTAGCACACCCGCTACAATTGCGCAGCTGTTACTCTCTTTAGCAAAGAAAACACAGTTTGCGCACACCAGCCCTTGCTCTTTGAAAGGGTTATCTTGAGCAGGAGTATAGTGAGACCCGTCTCCGTCCATACCCCAGTTGAACTTACCATACTCATCCGTAATTTCAACGAGACTATCTATAAGTTCTTGTTGTTTTTCTGTAAGCATTAAGCACCTCGCACAATATGTACTTCGAGTGTTCCTGCAACTGAAGCAGCGGGAACAAAAGAAATAATGATTCCATTAGTCGGAGAGCTCAACGCGGGCAGATGTTTGAATGCCGCACCTGAAACAGCAGTGCTTAAAACTGCATAGCGAGCGTCTGCTGCTACAGCAAAGCTAGTCAACAATAAGTCTGCTTCTAAAGCTCCGTAATCTCCGTACACTCTTAGCTCACCGCTTGCGGCTGACTTGAATGAAAAAGATACTGATCTCCAACCTGAACGAATAAGCGGAACATACACAAACCGAGTGTTAGTTCTCGACGTATCAAAAAACGTACCGCTAATAGAAAGCGGAGACAGTGAGCCAGCATTAAACGAATCTTCAGTAACGTAGATGTCGTCATAACCGGTACTAATTGACGAGACTAGCTCATTAACGTGACCATCACCAGCTGTTTTTAAAGATCCCCGTGCAGTTAAGCGTAGCGGAGAAAGTTCGTCTTCAGCCAACTCAGTCAGTGTATTTGCGGTTGTTTCTCCGCGGTAGACACCGCCTACAGGTAAAACTGACTTATCAGCACTGTAGTTGTATGTATACCCAGATACTGCAAAATCTACTGGAAGTGGGGCGGTATACGTTCCCAGTGCTTGTCCTGAATCATCGCTGAGTACAAACTGCTGATAATGAACAGTAACTCCGTTTTCCTGTAGTTCTACTGTAGCTAGATTAGAAGCACTAGTAGATGGAATTTCTAAGGGCATAAAAGTCCTCCTAATAATGTCAATAATTATTTGTCAGCTTTAATCTTATTCACAATCGACCTAACGGTTTCTCGAGAAACCGTCAATCCGTGAGAATAGCAAAGCTTTGTGATGTATCTAATTGAAAAAGAGGGGTTGTAGATTGCACGAATATACGCTTCTATTGTTTCTGGATGACGAGGCCGTCCTCTCTGCCGGGAAGAACCGTATTGCGTTTGCAGGGAACTCGCAAAAAACAAGTCGGTGTAATCGGTAGATTCAAGACGATCTATGTAGTACTGCCGTTTTTGCAAGCGCACTAGTTCTTTAAACCAATCGGTGTCTACGTACGGACTATAGAGCGGATGACAGACTGAGCAAAGGATTGAAGAAGATGAACGAAGAGATTCGCACATCAAGCACTTATTAACATTCATAGGTATCCATTGACAAAAAATTTCGGCAATACTGCCGCTTCTATTTTACCAAAGCGGACTTTAAAAAGCAAGTAAAAACAAAAAATGCTGAAGATGAGCGGAATATGAGTAAAATATAAGAAAATTCTCATCTAATTCTCATGAAAATGCTCTTGCGGAACTTGACAAGAAAAATTATAATTGAACTACCCGAAACCCCTTAAACCGTTAAAGAAAAAAGTTTTCAGAATAAATAGAAATATGCTTAGAAATAAGTAAGAATAAAGATCTCTTTAAAAATATGTAAATAAACAAATATACTTAAATAAAAAGAAGAACAAGTAAACAGTAGTATTTAAGGAATAGTCTATCTATATATCTATATATAGATAGTGTTCTTTTTTTTTTTTTGAAATTTTGCCGTTTTTCCTGTATAATACTTGAAGGGTTAGTCTTTGCTTGTGGTAGTCCGCTTTAGTTTCCGATTATTTTTTTTAAGGAGTTTTATGCCTAATGTGTCTTTTGAGCAGTATGCTCAGTTAGTAGAGGATACTCGTGTGTATCCTGAAACGTATGCCGTCATCTATCCAAGCCTTGGTCTTGCAAACGAAGCAGGTGAAGTACTTGGAAAGGTTAAAAAGGCACTCCGCGATAACAACATTGATGCTCCGTTTACTCCGCAAGTAATCAGCGATGTTGCCGATGAGCTTGGTGACGTTCTTTGGTACATCACTTGTCTTGCACGAGATCTGGGTGTTTCTTTAGATGAGATCGTAGAACGGAATTATGTAAAGTTAACGGATCGCAAAGCGCGAAACGTACTTAAAGGAAGTGGAGATAAGCGATGAACTTAGTAAATGGGTCACAGCGCCCTGTACAGCGCTATACTGTAATCGGATGGGATGCGAACTCAGACGGATCGTTTTCTGTGGAGTTTGCCGTTACCAGTCCAAATCAAGAAGAGTACGAAGCGTATAGAATAAATATTCCGTTTCAGGGAGAAGATCCGGCGTTGTTTTTCGCCAAGCTCCGAAACTACATGGTTAGTCATGTAGCTTATTTAGACAGTCTTTCAGCCATTAAGCAGCAGTTGGGCGGGTTTACGTTTACCGACTGTATTATACAAGGAGTTTCCAATGTTTCTCAGTAGCTCATTTCTCGCCAAGTACGGCGACAACCCTCAGTGGCCAACTCTGCTGGGTCAGTTTGTATATCTCCGCACGTATTCTCGATTTCTTCCAGAAGAAGGCCGCCGAGAAACGTGGAAGGAAACTGTTCGACGTGTGGTCGAGTACTCAATTGGTTTGGACAAACACAGCAGTCCCGACCGTCTTACCGAAGAGGCTCGCTTACTTTTTGATTACATGTTTAACTTAAAGGTATTTCCTGCAGGGCGCACGTTGTGGACTGGAGGAACTGAAGCTGCTAAGCAGTACCCGATGTCCAACTTTAACTGCAGTTTTGTAGTGGTGGACAGCTTTACCGCGTTTTTCGATGCGTTCTATCTAATGATGCTGGGGACTGGCGTAGGTTTTCGTGTGCTTCCTGACGACGTAAAAAAGCTGCCAAAGATTGGCCGACTTGTGTATTCGGAAGTTCCGTACGTACCCGTTTCAAAAGCGGAGCGTGCTCAAGAGACGTCTGTGCGTGCCGTAGAGCCACACGTGTACGAAGTACACATTGGAGATACTAAGGAAGGCTGGGTTGAGGGACTTCGCGTGCTAATGGAAAAAGCCGAAGTCGCTTACGAGGAGCGTGTTCCCGTTACTCTAGTGTTTAATTACAACAGCGTGCGTCCTGCTGGCGAGCCTTTGCGTGTCTTTGGCGGACGTGCTTCGGGACCTGAAGCTTTGCGCGATATGTACCGTCAAATTATTGCAGTAATCAACAGCGTTCCTGCAAAGCAGCACCGACTTCGCACCGTAGACGCAATGGATATTATGAACTTGATCGGACAAGCGGTGGTAGTGGGCGGAGTTCGTCGTTCTAGCGAAATCACGTTGTTTTCTGTAGAGGATCAAAGTGTGTTGGAGGCAAAAACGGGTCTGTGGACCGATCCGGCAAAAGCCGACAAGCGCTATCGTGCAATGTCTAATAACTCGGTGTTTTTTACAGAAAAGCCATCGCGAAAAATCCTCGAGGATATTTTTGCCCGCATTATGGACAACGGAGAACCCGGATTTATCAACGCAGCCGCTGCATCAAAGCGCCGTAAGTGGTACGCTGGCACTAACCCGTGTGCAGAGATTTTGTTGGCCAACAACGGCGTGTGTAACCTTTCCGAAGTAAACGTTGCCGCTTTCGTAAACGAAGACAATCAATTTAACACTCAAGAGTTTCTAGTCGCTGTTGCTCTTGCAACGCGGATCGGTGTCCGGATGGCTTCGGTTGACCTAGAACTTCCTCACTGGGATGCCGTGCAAAAACGCGATCGACTGACTGGAGTTTCTTTGACTGGATACGTAGAAGCGATGAATCGCGTGGGCTTGTCCACCACTGAAGAAAGTGATGATTTATGCGACGTAGTGCTAGCGCAGGCACGTAAAGCTGCTCACGATGTCGCTAACAACTATTCGGCTCATCTAAAGATAACCGCTCCGCTGCTGACTACGTGTGTTAAGCCTTCTGGAACAATCGCACAGCTTCCAACAGTGAGCTCTGGTGCACACGCGTCATATGCTCCGTACTACATTCGCCGTGTACGCATTAGCAGCACAGACCCGCTGGCAAAGGCTATGCGAAGCCTTGGCTTTGTCACATATCCAGAAGCAACGTACGCGCTTCCGCATCAGTTTGAGGCGATGAGTTTGGAAGAGCGCACTGTGTTGATGCAAGAGGCAAAAACGTGGGTTATTGAGTTTCCGGTTAAAACGGCTGCACAACGCCCCGCTTCAGCAGAATCTGCACTTGAGCAGCTAAACCGTTACTTTATTCTGCAGAAGCATTGGACTGATCACAATACTTCAATCACTGTGACAATCAAGCCAGAAGAGGTAGAGCAGGTAATTGACTTACTTCTTGAGCGCTGGGATGACTACATCGGTGTTTCGTTCTTACCCGCCTCGACTGGAGCGTATCCATTGATGCCGTACGAAGAAATTACGCAAGCGGAATACGAACGGCGCGCTGCTGGTATTGCAGACATCACAGGCGACGTGTTGACAGCACGTCTAGATATTTTTGAGTCTGGTGGAAATCCGGACGAGATTTTGGATTCTGATTGCGAAGGCGGCGCTTGTCCGATTCGCTGACAAATTAACTCTGTAGTTAGTAGAGGGCAAGCTGTCTGTTTTGGGCAGCTTGTCCTTTCAAAGGACAGCAATACATGGCAAAAAGTCGTCGATTTCAGGAGATACTGGATAGTTACTCAGACAAGTATGACTTGGCTACGCTATCGTCTCCGAACGACCGAGCAAACCTTGAGATGCTCATCAACAATCAAGTAATCGTTGAAAGTATTCAAGCAAAGCTTCAAGAGCTGACGGAAGACGATCCAGTGGAGAATATTGACATTATTCAGCGTTTAGGCTCGTCTCTTAAAGACATTATTGAGCGAAATTTGCAACTGGAGCGTGCACTTGCTCTTGATCGAAAGACTCGCAACACTAACACGTCTGAGTCGGTCGCGGAGTACCTTGTAAATTTAAAGCAGGTGGCTTTAGACTTTTTAGAGAAGCGCCTACTGCGCGTGTACTGCCCTGATTGTAAAATCATGGTTGCGCGTCTTTCGATTGTGCAAGAGCACAGCCCATTTTCACTTCGTGTCAAGTGCAGTCAATGTGAAAAAGATGTAATTATAGAGCGAGAAGAAAAAGACATCTTTTTTGACGTAGCCGACTCTGCGTGGAGAAGAAAGTACCAATACAAGGTTCAGAAGGCAAAGAAAACCGAATCTTCCATTGAAGAGGTTGAAGACGACCTGCTGCTTGTTGACCCTGAGGAGGACAGCGATGCTCATTCCGAAGCTCAGTGAGGCCGAGTATGCTCTGTTAGAGGTGATTGAGGACCCTATCTGGCTAAACGAGTTTCTGCGGTCGACTAATTATGGTGACATGAACAAAAGTAATTGGCCGGCAGAGGAGTTTTCGTTTCGTCCGTATCAGCGTGAGCTGCTTACAGACCAATCGCCGCATATTGTAGTTACTGGGGGACGTGCTATTGGAAAGTGTCAGCCAGCACATGCACGCGTGTACACTACCGAAGGATACAAAACTATCACGCAGTTGAAGAAACAGCCGTCTTTTGTGACATACGGATACTCGGAAGAAACAAAGACATTTACTAAACGACGAGCGTACATTCGCAGGGACAAGTGGAAACGTTGTTTTCACATTAAGTCAGCGACAGCACGCGATCTTATCGTCACAGATGCTCACCCAGTCCTCACGCCTAAAGGGTACGTTATGGCTGGTCATCTGCGTGTCGGCGACCTCATTGCTACAATGAATCAGTTACCGACTGAGCACTGTCAAGACACAACGATGAAGTGGGCAGAAGCGCGAGCATTAGGTTACTTTTCTGTAAACAGCTTATATGTCCGTTCTTCCGGAGGAATTAAGCCCAGATTTCGCAAGATTGAGGCGGAATTGCACGCAATTGCAGAAGATCTGTACTTGCAGGTAAGAAAGCTTGACGATGGCCGCGTATACTTAGATCGACTAAAAGCCAGCGGAGTAAAACATACCGTAACTCAGCTTCGGCTAGAGTTGGGTTTGCTTAAAGAAGAAGATCGTCGAGTAAACCGCCTTGACTGGTTAAAGACATACTCTTTACCGACAATCAAGGCATTTATTGAGGCTGCTTTTGCTCAGTACGGTAACTTGTCGTTAGACCGAGTATCTCTAAAAGTAACCAATCGGGCGTACGTAGAAGATTGGCGAGAAATTTTGCTATACTTCGGAGTTTCCACTACAATTACAAAATTAGCCGATCATACCGACGAACGTCATGACCTAGACATTGACGACAGCGTCTGGCTGCTGGAAACTGCTACAAAACGAGATGCTCGCGTGTTTTGGGGTCAGTTTACTCTGCCGGGTGTGGCTATTTCAGAAAAAGCAGCAGAGCCGATGGCCTCTGAATGGTTTCGATGGGAACCTATTACCGAAATCAGCATTACTAATCGATTTAATTTGACCTACTCCATTCATGTGTACCAAGACGAAACGTACATTTCAGAAAACATCGTGGTGCATAACTCGGTCATTCTGGAAGACTTGTTGACGTATCAGGTGTTAAATTCAAATATTGAATTTCCAAAAACACCTGAACAACTACTCGTTACGCCAAATACTTCGCAGATGACCCCATTACTGGATCGACTAGTGTTGAAGTTTACTACTTCTCCGATGCTAAAAGATTTTCTTAAAAATCAAATTAACCGATCAAAAGGAACGCTTGACTTTAGTATGGGAGCGCGACAGCATCGTTTGTACGCACGTATTGCCGGTAGCAAAGAGGCAAACAACCTTGTAGGTCTGCACATTCCTAAGGTATGCGGAGATGAGTTCCAGCTTTTTTCTATGTCTGCGTTTAACCAGCTGCAGCCTACTATCAACACTTGGGAAAGCAAAGTACAGGAGGTATATTTCGGAGTACCAAACGGTATGCGAAATATGGCGATTTACGTGCTAGACATGAAGATGGCCAAGTTTAAAAAGTACCGCATTCCTGCACCCAATAACCCGTACTTCACTCGCGATGACTGGAATGACGCGCTGGCAAAATTTGGTGGAGAAGACAGCGACACCTTCCAACAACTAATTCTTGGCCGTCACGGCTCTCCTTCGTTTCAGCTACTTTCTCGCGATCAGATGAAAACGGTCCCGATTGACTTCTACCGGTATCGATACGCGCAAGCCGACAAAGAATCGGGTAAATCGTATCGAGATGCTCTTCCGGTCATTAAGCTTCCTCCTCACTTAGATGTCGTATTCTCGATTGACACCGGATTTTCTGATCCAACAATTATCCAAGTACTTATCCGTACCGAGACTTACTGGGTATGCGTACGGCGATACCGTATTCAGCGCATCGACTATCCAGAGCAAGAACAGATTATTGACTACCTTGTAAAAGCGTATCTTCCCTCACTCGTGGCAGTAGACGTAGGTGCTGGAGGCGGTGGTGCAGGAATTATCCAAAGTTTGAAAACAAGGCCTGAGTATGCTGCGATGAACTACGCAAAGCGAATTCTCCCTGTGCAGTTTAATGAAAAAGTGGTGCTGGGTGCTGCGGACGAAATTGAAGTCAGTGAATCATTTAAATCGTGGGGCACTGGCGAGCTTGTCAAGAATATCTATAGCGGTAATTTAGTATTTTCTGAAGTAGACGCGGAAGGCATCTCGCAGCTTGAACGCTTGGCTCGTCAACGACGTACTAGCGGAGCAATGCACTACTTTATTACTTCGCCCCGAGGCTTTGGAGAGACAGCCGATGATCACATTTACGCAAGCTACTTATGTTTTATTGCCGCTCTTCGTGAGCCAAAGCAAGCGGCCTTAGTTCCGTCCTTGGCAAGGGCGACCAGTCAATTTACACAGAGGTAACACTATGACTTTATCAAAAGCGGTGGCCGGGTTCAGCCCGAATCCGGTTTACACTTATAACCTAAACGTAGTTGGTTACTACGATCCCCTGCAGGCTCCTTTCGACAACACTAAACGATACACGTACCACGAGCTTATTCGATTCTGTCGTTACTTCTTTGAAACAGACACTATCGCGCGAACAGTTATTAACCGTATGGTTGATATGTCGATTACGGAGCTACAAAACGAGCCGAGTGCAGATATTGACCGCACTGTCCAAGTGTTCTACGACGCAGTGGCTAAAAAACTTCAACCCTACTTAGAGATGGTTGCTCTTGAGTATCTCGTGAACGGGATGGCTGTTCCTGAGCTTGTGTATTCGACAACGATGCTTAATCGGCTTGATCGGTCTCTTGGCCGAAAGCGAGTAGAGCTTCCCGAGTCAGTGTGGGTGCGTAATCCTTCAAATTTACGCCTTAAACGGCGTCCTGCTGGGATGGAGCGTACAGTGTACCTCGAAATTCCCCCAGAAGACGTTGAATACGTTCAAAACAAAGGAAAACGCGCTGATGGTACTGAAGATGTCGAAGGGTATAAAGAGCTTGTCAAGTCATATCCTGAATATGTACGAGCGGTTGCAAAAGGCCAGCGCTTGTTTATGCTACCAAACGCGTACGTTATTTACGGAGATGTACTCAGCCACGCAGACTACCCCATTCCGCTGCTAAAAAATGCACTAAAAGCTATGCAGCACAAAGAGTATTTGAAGCTGATGGACCAGACTATTGTATCTCGGTCTATCGAACTTATTCGCCAAGTAAAAGTCGGTTCGGATGTTTTTCCTGCAACCGATGACGACCTCACGGCTACTAAAATTGCACTTGCCGAGGCAGCTGCTAGTGGAGACCGTGTATTTAACCTGTTTACTAACCACACTGTAGACATCAAGTGGGTACTTCCCCCGCTTGACGCTCTACTTAGCGATGTTAAGTATGTCGAGCCAAACGCAGAAATTTTTCTAGCGCTTGGGTTTCCTCGAGTGCTTACTGTCGGAGAATCGTTGCGAAGCAATTCGTCAGATAGTCGAATTGCCTCGTTGGGTCCTATGTCGCGGTTGTTGAGAATGCGCGAAAAATTGCTCCGTTGGGTAGAGTTTGTCTATCAGGAACTTGCTGAACGAAACGGCTTTACGGTTTGGCCGAAACCCGTGCTTAGTCCTGTGCAGTTCCAAGACATGACCGCTTTGACACAATTTGCTATTCAGGCTCAACAAGCAGGAGCGATCAGCAAAGATGTGATTGCTCAAATGTACGGAACTACCTATCAAAAAGAACTCGAAAAAATTCAGCAGGAGTCCGCGAATGATCAACAAGAGCCCGCAACACCAGAAGAACCTGATCCTTCCTCCGGGACAGGGATACCTCCTACGCAAGAGTGATGATACGTACAAGTCATTCATTGTACACACAACCAACGGAGCAGCTGGGTCAAAATCTGAAAACGAACTACGCTTTCTCGCCACATCTCGACTAGTTAGCGCACATTATCTCATTGGAAAAACTGGAGAAATCTTTCAAGTACTTGATCCGGAGTCGTACATTGCGTGGCATACCGGAGCAACAGCATCTCCAGAGACAGCAAACCGAGCAAGCATCGGCGTCGAAGTCCACTTCACACCCGCAGAAATTGATTGGAACGTCGAACTGTGGATTGGCTTGACCCGGCTAGCCCGCATATATCAGCATTTAGAAATCTTGACTCATCGAGAAATTGCAATCCCTAAAGGACGCAAAATTGATCCATCCGGAGTGACTGACGCGCAGTTTTCCGCATGGAAAAAATCACTTAATGAACCGTTGCTGACCGCACGACTAAAAGTAAACTCGAACGTACGCAGCAGTCCGTATCTTCAGGACAATATTGTACGCACATATCAAAAAAACAAGGTTGTACTAGTTCAAAAAAATCCAGTTTTAGGTGATACCGTTTACAATAATGGCCAAGTATGGTATTATTGTAACTGGCTAGGCTACATACACTCTTCTCTAATCGAACTCGGAGGTGAGGTATGAGCAGCGAATCGATGTATGCCGCAATTTCGGCAGTTGTTTCTTTTTTGATCGCGTGGATTGGGTTTAAGAAAAGTTCTCAAGAAGCTGACGCACGCTTTCAAACCAATTTGCTGGCACGCATAGAAACGTTAGAGGACGACAACCAAGCGCTTCGTCAGAAAAACGAAGACTTGCTCCGCATTAACTTGGAAGAGCGACAGCGGCAGCTCGAGCTTGAGCGGAAGATTAGCGTAATGGAGGATGAAAAATTACGCATGTTAGATCGCATTCAAGATTTGGAGCGTGTGGTAGAGGGCCTTCGAGCTAAATTGACACAAATGGAGGCATAATGACCCTTGAACAAGCACAGCAGCTCTTTGATCTGCTTGTCGGTGTAGTAATTCCGGTTTTAGTTAGCCGCATCAAGTTGGTGGAGTGGCCAAGCCAATGGAAGTTTGGATTGGTCTTTGCGATGTCTTTGCTCGCTTCTGCGGTAGTGCCCGTCGCTACAATCAGTAATGAAGGCTTTGATTGGCAGCGCATGCTCGACTCGTTGGTTCTGATTTTCACAACTACGCAGGTAGTGTATCACAGTGCGTTTAAGCTGCTCGATACGGAAACGCAATTGAACCCTCGAGTAGCGCTGCTCCGCCTTATTAAGGAGCAAGTGGCATTTTACGTAGCCAGCCTTGATGACAAGGATGTTGCCGAAATTCTTGATCCCGAAAGTGACCGGGGTCTTAGTGTAATTTTTGACGACGTGACCTTGACGAACGAGGATTAAGCAGTGTCCCCCTTACAGCAAAAGACCGCTTGTAAGGGGGACTTTTTTTTGGAGGATTATGATTTCGCTTACTGAATTGTGGATTGTTGTAGGGCTTGCTGTACTGTTCGGTGTAGCTTACACGCTTGTAGTTCATTTTCTTAGCGGTCTAATGCGTCGATTAGGTAATCATCCTAAAATACGCGCTGCATACCGCAAAATTTTACGCCGTCGGGCAAAAGGACCTAAGGATTATGGTGTGCCCGTGCTGCTCGAGGCGGTGCACACACCTACCGATCGGTACGTTGAGTATGTGTGGAACTCGCGCTGCTCTTCGCCTTATTTAATTTATGTCGACGGTATTCTTATTCGCTGGGCCGACACAAAAGAGCGCGGCCAAGCTATCTTTATTGAAACTGTTCAGGAGGAATCTTTGTGATCGAATACGCTATTCCAACTCTTAATCAACTTCCTTGGGTTCGAGATAAGCACCTACCGTCTTTGGACTTTTCGCTGTTTTCAAGAGTTTCTCTAATCGTCAGCGAGATGGACGAGCAAAAGGCGGCTATTTGTCAAGAGCTAATAACCCGCTATCCTTTGCAAATTACGTATGCTGATTACAATGTAGGGGTTGCTGGTTCTTGGAACGCGTTTATGTCGCAGGCAATGCTTCGTAACGCCCACGCCATTATTCTTGCAAACGACGACATTGAGCATAAAGGAAAAGCATTGGCGAGTCTGTGCGAAGCGTTGAAAGACCACCCGTTTGCTTACATTGCTGCCCCGGCAAGTAATATGTATAGTTGCTTCGGCCTGCAGTTAAGTGTGCCTCGGTACGTTGGTATGTTTGACATCGAGTTTAGCCCGGCATACTTTGAAGACAACGACTATGACTACCGTCTAAAACTCGCAGGAGTTCCCGTGCACCGCGTTGAGGGTGACTATTTTCACAAAGGAAGTGCTACTCTCGGTTTGTTTGATTGGCAGCGACGGCAGATGCACCACCATAACTTCCGTAAAAACGCGGAATATTACGTACGAAAGTGGGGAGGTATGCCCGGCGATGAACGATACACCGTTCCGTTCAATGGTGAATAAGATAATGGTGACCCTTGTCATTGACCCGAAGACGTATAGCCACAACGAGCTTACGCTGCTGTTACGGACACTTGAGCGTGCGTGCCGCAGCGTGGGCTTTTCTGCATACTCTGCTGATCAGCTCGTTTGGCAAATCATTGTGGAGGATTTTGACGAGGCGTTTTGGAAAAAGATGGCCGACGCAAACAATTTTAAGCTGTACACACATTCGATGACGCAGCATTGGTAAAGGACTTGCAGATTCATTTGTTCTGTGCTACACTCTAGGCAGGATTCAGTTAACTTGAGAGGAGAACCTTGTGGATCTTTTCGCTACACGCTACTACATCCGCCGAAACAAAAACATTTGGGAGGTTTGGAAGTCGACGTTGCTGACTTCGCGACTAATGGCATGGGCGTTAACCAAAAAAGACGCTCAGGCCATTTTGAACACACTCGCTCAGCGAGATCAGGAGTTTGAACAATGAAGTATTCTGTAGATTCCCCGATTGTAGGTGCTCCACAGCGAAAGTGGGTAACGCAAGAGCATGTAGTAAACCGCATTATGCAGCGTATTCCTACACCGCTGTATACGCGGCACGATTTCGAGAAGTCGATTGTGCCTGCATACTTCCAAGTGTGTGAGCTCACCCTAGTAGACCCGTTGATCGCAATCGCGCAGTGTATGCACGAGACAGGGAACTTTACGAGCTGGTGGTCACAACGCCCCCGCCGTAATCCTGCAGGTATTGGAGTTACGGGCCATACCTCCGCCGCTCGCCCAGCAGACGTGACCACGTGGGCATATGACACCGAGGCGCGGTTGTGGCGTGCGGGTCTTTCGTTTGCTTCGTGGAGTAGTGCCGTTGAAGTGCATGTAGGGCGTCTTGTAGCATACGCGCTGAAGGGGTCGGCACACACAAGCGCGCAGCGGTACTACAGCGAGCTTGCTTTGGCTTATCGACCGTTGCCAGAAAAGTACCATGGTTGTGCACCGACGCTTCGCGGACTTGGGGGCACATGGGCGTATCCGGGGTTTACTTATGCGGGTAGACTTGCAGCGTACGCAGACTGGTTAGCAGAAGGGTAATCACCGGTTGCCGGGTTGGCGGAATGGCAGACGCGACTGTTTTAGGGGCAGTTGGGCTTACGCTCATGCGGGTTCGACTCCCGCACCCGGCACCACTAGAAAGGAATAACTGTATGGAGATCATGGTGTACATTATCGAAAGCACTTCAGCTGAGGTAAGCGCGGTGCTTTCTATTCACGATGCGGGTAAGTATGAAGTAATTGACATCCGCACGCAGACGCAGCCTTCACCCAAGGGCCACCCATGTACGCTTGTGTACCGAGGATACCGCGGAGCATTTTACTGTGACGGTCTCGGTGACGCCCCAGCGGAGGCAATTGCGCACCTTCGCAACACCCGTGGTTTCCCATTTACCAGTCCGGTAAGCAGCGTTAAGTATCTTCGTGTCTAAGGAGTCACATGTACCATCTTACTTACTCCTCGTGTGAACTGATTGCCCGAGAAACAGACTACTTGCGGTTCGGCTTGTGGGGTTTTTACTGGAAGGAGCTGGAAAAAGATCGCAGGTACACTACTGGTTACTTTTCTGTGCATGCTTATCGGAATCGCGAGCATGCTCCGCTTTACCTCGCGGTTGTCGCGGCTTCGACAGAAAGGCTCGGCACCGAGATTTTGACGCATACACCTAAAAAAGCGTGTAACTCGCTTGATGCGATTCACGCGTTAGTGGCCAAGCAGCTAAAAACGAAGGAGTATGTGGTAACCCCAGACTCCCAGCCTATTCTTTCGTGGTTTGAAGTTGTTCAGCACCAAGAACTTACGGAGGTTCGATGATTAACAAGTATATTATTGACTGCAGCCACACACGCACCGAATTGTGCAATATTGGGGCAGCGGCTGGTACCGACAAGTCGCCGTTCAGTGAAAATACGCCGAGTGGGCACAGACACGCGTACACTGCTGTATACGATCTGCTCTTTGGGCAGATTCGGAACGAGCTTATTACTGTCGGAGAGATTGGGATTGAGCGCAATCAGTCAATGCACATGTGGCGAGCGTATTTTTCAAACGCGTTTTTACTTGGGTGGGAGTACGATGAGCAAAAAATTGAGCGAGCGCGCGGTGCAGAGCTTTTTCGCACTGAATACCACTTTATGGACGTTCGCTCAGTAGACTCAATAGTGCGGGGGTTTGAAGCTGACGGTCGACTTCTTGACGTACTGATTGAAGATTCTAGCCATGAATTTGATGATCAAGTTCGAGTGCTATCAGTAGCTCACCGATTTTTGAATCCCGGCGCTTACTTTGTAATTGAGGATGTCTACAAGCGAAATTCTGAGGCTGCTTACGAGGAGGCGCTGTCTTCAGTCTCTAAGTACTACAGTTCAATGTTTTTTGTCGAGCCACTACATCCGCTGCAGTACTCTGGGGATGCACAAAGCGATAAACTTTTGGTTCTTCGGCGAAACGAGGATTACGTAGGTGATGTATGAAGATTGCAAACTGTCTTTGCCGTCAATGCCGCCTTAGCAGCCGCCGACGTCAGACGTATCTGAACCAACGGCGTGCAGCACGCCGCAATGTCAAAGAGCGAATCCGCTACGAGACCCATCGCAAAGCGTACAACGAGATCGACCCTCCCAAAACGTACCGCGGGAAATATGCCGCTTGACAACTACTTAGTGGTTTAGGTACAATAGGAACAAAGCCTGCGTGAACTATCCTAGGCTATGGGCACGCAGGCTTTGTATAATTACGGGGCGGTATATCAGTGGTAGAGAATTAGTGCGCGGGGTTCGATTCCCCGCCCGCCCCACCATTTTCGTGAGGTCACGAAATAGATACGAGGAGACAACTTCGTCAGGCGACTTGATGAAGAGTTGTCAAAAGATACTCACTAGTGTGTTTTCATTTATACACGCCAGACCGGTGTGTAAAGGAGAAGAGATGAACATTGTAAACTTGACGCCGCACACGATCAGCATTGTGCGGAAGGACGGGGAAACCATTCAAGTTGCTCCGACGGCTCCGGCCGCGCGTGTCCAGCAGCAGAACGTAGTGGTCGACGAGGTTTTTGGGATCGCAGTTAGCGCGGTGCAATACGGCGAGGTGGAAAACCTTCCCCCTCCTCAAGAGGGCACGATTTACGTCGTGAGTGCAGTGGTAGCACAGCAATGCACCCTTCGTTCGGATGTGTATGCTCCTGATACAGGGCCGTCAGCGATTCGCAACGAAGCAGGGCAGATCACTGCGGTTCGTGGATTAGTAAGCACTGCGTGGGCCGCCCGATTCTAGAGCAAATTCGATTTGCATTCTATTTTGGGTTGTGATATACTACGTATCAATAGGGATGGTTGCAGCACTTCTACTGCTCTATCAATGCAACAAAACCATCCCGCATAACAATGGAGTGGGTGCAGCACACAACTTCAACCTTGTCAATGCACGACCAGTCAAACCCACTCCGAGTATCTTATCTTCTGTGCACGGGATCCCTCGTGCACTTTCGATGCAAAGGAGTCTCGTATGCTGAAAGCACTCGTACAGAATGAGACGGTCACCAACAACGGCATGGCGGCCTACCGCTCAACAAACTCGGCCTGTTTAGACCTGTTCTACAAGATCGGGGCAAGCCGCGGGAAGGACATCACTCAGCCGTTTTTTGCTGCCTATCAGGAAAACCGCGAATTAGCTCTTCGCATTGCCCTTTGGGCACGAGACGCACGTGGAGGTGCGGGCGAACGCCAAGTGTTTCGCGACATCTTGGTTATGCTCGAAGAGCTTGACCCAATGCTGGTGCGGCTCTTAATCCCACGCATTCCTGAGCTTGGCCGCTGGGATGACCTGCTGGTGTTCAAGACCAACTGGGTGAAATCTGCTGTCTACAGCTTTATTGCCGTAGCCCTTGAAGCAGGGGATCGCCTCTGTGCCAAGTGGATGCCGCGAAAAGGCCCTGTCGCAGCGGAACTGCGGCGCGTATTGGGGAAGTCTCCTCGCGAGTACCGCAAGTACTTGGTAGAGCGCACCCATGTCGTAGAGTCGCAGATGTGCGCCCGTCAATGGGACCGCATCGTGTTCGACACCGTACCCAGCTTGGCTAGCGCCCGGTACCGCAAGGCGTTTTGGCGGAACGCCGAAGAGGCATACCGCACGTACGTTGAGGGCTTGGCCAACAAGACCCGCAAGGTACATGGCAACTTGTTTCCTCACGACGTGGTTCGCTCAGTGCTCTTCTCAGAAGCCACTGATCCTGCGTTTCGCGCACTTGAGGAGCAGATGATCGAAGCGCAGTGGGCCGCTTTGCCGACCTACTTGCAAGATGCTCGTATTCTTCCGTTAGTCGACGTCAGCGGGTCGATGACCTCGCCGATTTCGGGGAAGCTGCGGGCGATGGACGTGGCCATTTCTTTGGGTTTGTACTGCGCAAGCAAAAACACTGGCCCATTCAGTGACTTGGTCATGACTTTTTCAGAGGTACCGACGCTGCTGTCTCTGGAAGGATCGGTCGTCGAAAAAGTGCGTCAGCTGGAGAGCGCTCCTTGGGGTATGAACACCAACTTTGCTGCCGCCTTGCAAGAGCTGCTGAGCCTTGCCCAGCGAGAGTCTGTGCCCCAGTCAGAGATGCCGGAAGTACTGTTGGTGTTGTCCGACATGCAGTTCGACTCGGTGGAGTCATACCGCAGCAAGAAGACAACTGCTCTTGCAGAGGTACGTGAGAAATACGTGCTTCACGGGTACACGCCGCCCACGATCGTGTTCTGGAACCTCAAAGATGAGGACAACGTACCGGCCACCCTGCGGCACGACAACACGGTCTTGGTAAGCGGCTACTCACCCGCGTTGCTCAAGAGCCTCTTGGCCACGTTACAGGCGGTTCGCGGACAGGACGCGCACGCTCGTACACAAGCGCTGCAGAACCTCTCGCAGGCCATGATGTACCTTACGGTAGACGTCCCACGGTACGATCCTCCGGTATCCGTCTAGTCGACTAGCGCAACGGCCTCAGATTGGCCACCAGCCGCGATCTGCGGCACTTCTCCCTCTCCCCCTTACTCAGAGTAAGGGGGTGCTTTTTTGTGCCCGCAAAACGGCGCTGGTGATGGCCACGACCGAACGAGGGGCTGACAGGAGCAGGGGCCAAAACGGGTCGGTGGGTTTTTAAAATTTGTGAGGGTCACAGGGGAAATAGGGGGGAGACTTGTGACTACTTTGTGACTACCATGCACAGTAGTCAACGGTCAGACTAACAGTTAGTACTGACTGCTTGTGACTTGCAAATGTCAAGTCACCGACGTCCGCAGAAAGGACAGTACCGTGAAGATCATCATCCACCCCACCGCCACCGCCGACCTTGCCCGCATCCCCGCCGCCCACATCCTCGTCAGCCTCCGGGCTGACGGCATGTACGAGGTCTCGATCTCGGTCGACCCCGAGGTCGAGGTCTTCGAGACCATCGACCCCGAGATCGAGGTCTTCGAGACCATCGACCCCGAGATCGAGGCGATGGACGACGAGATCGAGGTCGCCATCGACCCTGAGGTCGAAGTCGACGTTGACGACCAGTATGAGTACTGGTACGAAGACGAAGACGACTGGGAAGTCGTCGACGTTGAGGTCGAGTAAGCAGCGAAACACGTCTCACTCAGTGCGATTGAGTGAGACGTGTCTACGGTTGTTGCTCATAAGAGTAACGTAAAATTGATCCGTACTGATGAGCTGTTTCAGTATTCTTACAGCAAGGAGTTTGTCATGTTGAAGTTGCTTAAGCTTGTGTTTGTATTCATCGTCCGCGCAATCATCGTCGCCGCAGCAGTCGCAGCGGCTGTCGGCACCATCGTCGAGCTTTCGCTCGGTGAGGGTGTTGGCTACTTGGTAGCTATTGTCCTCGGCGTCGTTATGCTAATCACGCCTGCTGTTGAGGCAGTCGTGCGGTCAACACAGCTCATCAAGGCGGGTAACCGCTTCGAGGCGGCTGTCGCAGCCTTCATGGCTGCGCAAAGCGAGTACGCCGAGCGCAAGGCGTTGGCTGAGGTCCGCGCTGAGTGGAAAGCAGTCCACGGGGTCCTCTGGGAAGTTGAAAAGTGGTACGGCTGTTCAGCAGCTGCAAAGCGGATGACCGCCGACGTCCAGTCACGCGTATTCGCTTGCGAGCGCGCACACGAGAACAGCCGGCACGGCAACAACTGGTAGTTGTTGCCCCTGCAACGCTCACCTGCAGATATGGATGTGAGAAGTATTGTCTGCGGACTACACAGTGTAGATCCGCTTAGCTCTTGAAAGGAGCACGGCTATGCCAATCTACTTCATCTTGACCAACGGCTGTATCCGCGGCTTCGGCAGCGAGGAGATTTACCACATCGGGGTTGACCCCGAGGTGGAAATCAGCCAGCTCCGTCGGGGCGAATTCGTTCGCCTCGAGTGGAGCCTCTACCGCGTTATCTCGGTAGACGGGAACGAGGCTGTGTTGGCGCGGTCCAAGCGGTCGAAAGGCCGCTGGGCGCGCGCAACGCGCATCGGCCGCTAGCAGCGAAACACGTCTCACTCAGTGCGATTGAGTGAGACGTGTCTACGGTTGTTGCTCATAAGAGTAACGTAAAATTGATCCGTACTGATGAGCTGTTTCAGTATTCTTACAGCAAGGAGTTGGTCATGTCTACACTGTTCAAGATGATGTTCGTGTTCGTCACGATGGCGTTGCGTGCCATGGCGATCGCCATGGCGATCGCCATTCCGTTCGGGGTCGGCTACGAGTGGTGGTTAGGCCACGGCAGCGGATACTTGATGGCTGCGGCCATCGTGGTCCTTCTGCCAACATTCGCTTTCCTCCACGGCCTCTGGGTCGTGGGGAGCCTGATCCTCGCGAGCAAGCGCCTTCAGGAGGAGTTCAACATCCTCCGCGACATGCTTGCGGAAGGCGCCGGTTGGAGTCTGCGGGAGCAGCTCCGCGACGTTGTCGACGCCCGAAACGCCGTCTTCCAGAATCTCTGGGAGATGGAGAAGTGGTGGCTTTGCGATGTGATCGCGCGCGACATGATGTCGCGCATCGATCGCGAACGCCGCACCCTCGAATACGCCGTAGAGCGTAACATCGAGGCGGCACAGGCACGTCGCAACTCCAGCGATTTCCGCTGGTAGTTGTTGCCCCTGCAACGCTCACCTGCAGATATGGATGTGAGAGTATTCACGTTTAGCCTTTAGAAAGGAGGTGAACACCATGTACGATCCCGACAAGGACGAGGTCATCGAGGAAGAGATGGCAGAGTTTTCAGCTCTTGAGCAGGTCGCAGCTGAGCTGCGCGCGCAAGGGCTGGGCTGGGAATGTCCCTACTGCTGCAGCGACGTCGCTGCAGCGATGGAGGCATGCCGCGAGTGCGGCTATCCCAGCCTCTAGCTGTCCGCCTGCAACGCTCACCTGCAGTAGGATGTGAGAAGCATTTGCGTCTAGCTTCTTGGAAAGGGGGTGAATAGCATGGCGCGATTAAGCCTCCCGATCATGGAGGCCGTGGCCTTGGCTCAGGTCCATTACGGATCGAACGCCAAGATCCGGCCGCAATGGTCGGCTGAGCACGCGCTGTGGGTAGTGGTGCTGCCACCCAACCCGCAGCGTGGGCTTGTCGCCGCAGCCTTCGAGGCTGCTGGCGTATTGGTGCTGGCCGAGATCCGGCCAGCGTAGTTCGCCGGGGCGTACTCGTTACGTAGTGCGCAATGCGTAGCGAGTATGCTCCCTGTCCTTGCGGCCTTCATAGTATGCCGCTATAATAGAATTACTATGACCACTGCGGAATACAAGGTACCGTTCCGCGACCTTATTCTAGGTACCTGATGAAAGGAGCTTGCCGTATGGCAAGTCTATTCATCGCGGCCTTGGCCGCACTAGTGGCCGCATCGGCCACAGCCGCGTACTACCGCGGCACCATCGCCGCCCACGCCGCCGTCCGCTTGGCCTTGCGGGCCAAGCGTGCGGGCCGACGCGCCCGCGCCAGCCGCATTGCGCGCTGGCATCGCAAATCAGCGCTTCGCCGCGCTGAGGCGCGCGGTGCACGAAAGGCCAAAGCGCAGGTTCGCCTGCGCCTAGGCCTCTAGGCAGCCGGAGTAATGGGCGTGTACTCCGTTAACAAAACTCTGCCCACCATTGCAGACGTGATGCACCTGCGACAATGATCTTGCATCCTGGCCTACGGGCCAGCGAACGACGAGAAAGGAGGACGTCCTATGGCTAGACTACACGGGTTACGGCTACCGTGCCCTCGTACGCCTAGCCGCAGTGCATGGCTAGTCCGCTTCTGGGCCCTCGCAGACGGACTGGCAGGTTACAGGAGGGCAGAAAGGAGGTAGGATGATCGAAATCCTCCTCGCCTTGGTGTGCTACTCAGGCGGCAGGTGCGAAGAGCCCTCGTTGCCGATGGCATACGAGGCGGCGGTCGTCGCGATGTGCGAGAGCGGCGACACGCTACGATTGGGCTCCCTCGACTGGGAGGCCGTCAACGTCAACGCCGACGGCACGCGTGATACGGGCGCGTTCCAAATGAACTCGTATTGGGTGTGGTCCGGAGAGGACCGCTGGTTCATCAACCAGCTCGCGTGGGAATTGAAAATGTCCCCCGACACCCTGCTTGCAGCGTGGCCAACTGCAGGTGATGCGCCCCCGGCAGCGCAACTCAGGGCCTTTTATCTGTTATGGGACGAGGGCCGTGGCTCGTCCCATTGGGCGGCATCTCAGCACTGCTGGGGTCCGCTACTGGGGAAATAGCTATGTCTAATGAACATTACGTGCTTAGCGCACGTAGCCCAGAGTGGCTGGTCGCACAAATTCGCCGCGCAGGTCTCTGGGCACGTGTTGGCGAGGACTATGGGACGGTGATCGTCCCGGCCGACCGGAAACGCCTCGCCGAAATCTGGAGAGCGCTGGGCGGCGGCCCTAGTTACCGCCCGTGGGAAATGCTGAGCGAAATCGACGGCAACTTCGCAGAGTAGCTCAGCCCGCAAGGCTCACCTGCGGATATGGATGTGAGAGTATTAGACGCGCAGAAAGAAAGGAATCTAACATGCGCACAATTTCAGCTGGGATGGGCTTCGGCCTGTCCATCCAAAACGGCCAGTTGGTTGGCCACAACATCAGCGTGGGGCGCTTCGCCTGCGACCACGTCGCGGCAGGTGCCGTGGGCGTCGCTGTCAACTCGGCTACGGCTGAGCTGACGGCGTTTGTCCGCCGCCCCAGCGAACAGCTCGGGGCGTTGGTAAGCAGGTTCACCGACGAAGTGTGCAAGCTCAACTTGTACATTATTACCGACGTAGCGGTCTCTGACCGCGCGATCGGTCTCATTGGGCAAGACGCTTACGGATACCGCTTGGTCGTGGTAGGCTACGCGGGCCTACCGCATCAGTCGGCTGTCAGCGACCTTATAGTCGACGACGGTCGGCTGTTCCAGCCAGACCCGTCAACGACAGGGTGGCTACTTGCCGTCAAGTCGCCGCTGCGCTGGCAGGTCACTAACGTCGCTCCGGCGTTGACAGTCACCAACGAGTGGCTGTACTCTCCTGAGGGGGAAAAAGCGCCGTTTAGCCACTACAGTCCCGACACCGGGCTGGAGTGGACGCACTCCGAGTACCACGGGGAGTGCGTAGCGGCATACGCTGACTACGTAGCCACCCTGAACGGCGGCGTGGTCTACCCCTCAGCCAACTTGGGCAATCAGTACCAAGTGCGGTACATGCCCACATGGAGGGGCTGGAAAGACTTGGCCTTCGGTCATCAGTGCGGCATCGGCCGTGCTGAGGACGGTTCTGTGCACTTCTGGGGTACGCAGCCCCAGTAAGTGCACCGTGGAGTCGAGTAACCACGTTAAAATACTTTCAGTGTTATTAGTATGGAGGTGCGTTATGTTGATCAACAAGTTGATGAAGGCAGGGTTTAAGCCCCGCCGGTCGACAGTGAACCGCTGGCTCGCTCCCGTGCGGAAGTTCCGCCGGGTAGTATGGTAAGGAGAAAACTGTGGAAAACATCATCATGCAGGCGGGCGACGAGGTCCGCGTGTACTGGAACAGCCGGAAACGGGTGTTTTCAGTACAAGTTCGCGACACCCAGAACCGCTGGGTCGTCGCCGGCTACACGAATAGCCTTGTGCTGACCGACGTCACCTTTACGGTGAGCAAGGCCGGGTTGGCCCGTGCTCGTCGCGAAGGTGTCAAGAATGTCCACGCCTATGTGCGTGGGACCGTGCCCGCTGATGATCTGTTCACGCGCTGGGGCGTGGACAACTGCACGGCCAGCGTGTACTACAGTTACCACGTCGGTAGCTTCCACACCCGCGCAGGTGTCCATATCGACGACGCACGGTACGCCGTGTTAGCCGTCGAAGACGCCCGCCCCGTCATCCGCGTGGCCCCGGTCACTGAGGTGGCCGAGGTCTAGTTCATCCGGAGCAGGTAACCGGTCAACCTTGCGCTTTAGTAACAGTAGGAGTGTGCCATGGAAATCAAGCTCACTTACCAAGTCACCGACACTCACGGCAATGCCGTCGAATTGGAGGTGCAGCAGTTGCTGCTGGCGGTTCCTTCCCAGAAGGAGCTGTTGGAATGGTGCTGGTCCGTTGTCCGCAACCAGCGTTGGGAGTTCGTCTCCCAATGGATACTGGAAGTTGACAAGGAGGTCGTGGACATCCCCGAGTGGGGGTTGAAATTCGTGCATACGTCCGTCACCAATGGCTTTGCCATCGAAGACGGTGGAGTCGAGGAGTCAGTCTTTTGGCTTACTAAGCCGTTCGTCTCCTTTACGGCCGAGGAGCTGAGCAGTATTGAAAGGGAGTGGTCCCATCGAGATGATAACTGCGTGTACAAAGCACCCGGGATGCACTCGGGCGGCGTCCTCATGGACGGCTTGCCCACCGGGGCGCCAGTAATCGAGTTGTCGGTTTACGTCCGCGACGTTTTGCCGTACAGCCGCTAGTTTGTCTGGAGCAGGTAACCAGTTAACCTTGCGCTTTAGTACAAGAGGTGCATTATGTGGCAACTTCTCTACGCAAACGCGCTTCTCGCTGTGTACATGCAGGACACCGCTAAGGTGCCTGCGTATCGGGTGGTGTTTAAGGGCGAGCAGAAGGTGTTCCGGGGGCCGAACGCTCGCTGGGACGCCGCCGCCTACATCCGTGAGCTGGACTGGGATACGTGGGCATCCATGATTTCCCACGAGATTGACTGGGAGTAGTACTCCCCGTGGAGTCGAGTAACCACGTTAAAATACTTTCAGCTCTACTGTATGGAGGTTGTTATGGAATGGACACGAGGCGAGTGGGCAAACCGCGGCTACGTAGATAGCCGCCCCCGGCCGTTCGACGCCCCCGACATCCGGGCTACGGAGCAGCTGCTCCGCAACATCAACCCGCAGACTCCGATCGACCCCGAAGGAGCGGTCGGATACTGGGAAGTTCCCAACTTCACTTACCGGCCTATTTGGGCACACGTCACCGTAGTGACACCCCGTCGCTATGCGACATGGGAGGTAATGATGGTTCCGGTACGGGATCTCAAGTGGCAAGGCGACCCGAACGTCGAGCGCGCTATTGAGCGTCTCTGGCCCCGGGCTACGAGGACCGTTGTTTGGTGGCGTGGGTTTTTCGGGAACCGCACGCCGACCACTGTCGACTACGTCAAGCGGTTGCTCCACTACCGCAACGTCGTAGAGTAGCTGTAACGGAGCTGGTAACCGTATAACCTAGCAGTGTAGTAAGAGGAGATTGTTATGGGTTACAAAGTTATTGTGGTTTCGCGAAGTAAGGAAGTGTTCTCGGCGTTCACGCTGGACGTGTACCCGGTAGCTTCTCACGAGGAGGCTATTAAGCTGGTTGAAGATGCAGACCACAGTCTGCGCCAATCGTACGCGTGGGTCCCCGGAGGGGATTGGTTCTACGCCGCGAACATCCTAGCCTTTGAGGTCACTCCTCGGGGCGACTGCGAGTTTGGGTTGCGGTATTTCTGTTTAACCGATGAAGAGGTCGCTAAGGAGTGTGCAGCGCGCAAAATGGACGTAGCTAAGTGTATGGAAACCCGCGCGGCTATACGCGCTAAGCCCGCGGAACCGTACGCGTTTATTGCTCGGTTCAAGAACTAGTTTTCCGAACGCCGATGAAACGTACTTTCGGCATACATCAAAGGAGGTACTCATATGGAGTACACAG